TTCAGGTGTACTTACTATGTCTGCATCTTGCGTGATACTGTTATTATTACCACTACTTGATACTCCCTCTTCAATACTGCGTGCATCCTCACCACCACCATTACCTTTATTAGTGTGCTTATTAGCGAAATTACGTATGCTCTCACCTATTAACTTACCAAATATGCCGTTACTTTGCTTATCTGGGTCTTCTATACCGGTATTATTATTACCACTATTTGCTTTGTTTATCCTAGCCTCTCTAGCTTTAGCTGAGTAGTAGCCAGTTTTACCCTCTTTATCACTATCGGCGAGAAGGTACTGTACTTTATTACTGTTTACAACATTACCGGCCTTATCTTCTTTTAGGTAGTAGGTACTAGCACCACCACCAGACCCATGTGCTTGAAATAACCTCTCACCTCGTCTATTATACACCGATGAATGTACTACTTCTGTTGTACTTTCAAGTATAGCAGCTATCTTTTCCTTTTTATTTTTACGAGTATTCCACCATTTAGGGTCACCATCACCTCCAAATACCTCACCATCACCATTAACATCACCACCGCCACCTAACTTTCTAACTGTACCACCAAATGCCATTGGTTGCCCTAACTGCTGCTCTTGTGGTACTTGCATCGGCGCACCTTGTTCTACCTGATTATCCATTACACTGGGGGCTACCTGACCACCTTGTTGTACTCCCATCTCTCCTTGCATTCCTTGACCACCTTGCATCTGTTGTCCTAATCCCATTCCTTCTCCACCTCCACTACGTGGAACTCCATCAGGTGCTTGTGGGGGTGCAATCATTTGTTTCAACTCCTCCTGTGATTGAGATAACCTATTAAGCTCCTGCTCTAAGCTCTTTTGTGCTATCACATCATTAGGTCTGTCTTTATACTTGTTCTTTATCCTCTTAGACTCTTCTGCGAAAGTCTTCCTAGTCTCAGGTACTAAAATTCTATCACTAAATACAAAGTCCTTGTATCTAGTTTCTCCTCCTTCTACTTCATTTCCTGTGTTACCCAAAGGCACACCACCCTGTTCGTGTGTTGCACCTTTGTATTCAGTAACATTATTTATAGGTTGTCCTTGCACTATCTTTGTGTATTTGCGTTGGTATGCCTACTGGTTGTTCTATTACCAGTAGTACTGTGGCTAGACATTTCACCAGTAGCACTTGAACCAGTAAAGTTAGCATAACTATCTCTCAATACACTTGCATCAGTTGTAGTACCACCAAATAAACCTGCATATCTACTAGTACTTCTTATACTATTGACATTTTCCCATTTTTTCTTATCATCATCTTTAACATAATATTCGTAATTATCACCAGTTCCTTTGTATCTACGCATACGTGTACCGTCTTTATTTACTTTTTCATCATAGGTAGTACTCCTATTAAACTTATCATTAACTTCTTCATTGGTAAGTTTACTACCTTGTGCATCACTGTCTTTTCCGTACCATACGTTATTCCTAGATAACTTCCTACTACCTTGCCCAGCTCTTTTGACTTGTATATCACCTGTGCTTGGTTGGAACATTACAGATTTTTCTCTACCATTTGGCATCAACATAAGTTTACTAACCCATTTAGTTGGGTCTGCTTTTTCCTCTGTCACAGGTTCTGGTTGGTTACCTTCTAACTGTTTATAAGGCTCTGCGTTATACGCCCCGTCTCCAGGAGAACTATTACCTCCTGTACGGTGATGTCCATAACTCCAGTTAGCTTCGTCATCCATGTACTGCTGATTAGCATCACTCAGTGTATTGGCGTGTCTAGTGTTATCAAACTCTGGTGCTGTTTGTCCTGCTGTACGTTCACTTGTACTACTATAATTAGTACCTTCTGCATTCGGTAGGATAGTTGAGTTACCTTGTTGTCCTGGTACGTATCCACCACTACCTACATCTCCGTATGTTTGTGTTGGGTCATTTGCTGTTTGTAGTGCCTGTAATAATTTTTGATTACCTTCTGGTGTTCCAGCTGTACTACCGTCTAAGCCAAGTCTAGTCATCTCTATTCTTCTGTTTTCTAAACTAGGCATACGCTGGTTTATACTCTCATAATACTGTGCTAATGTCATGTTGTTGCGGTTTAAGTTGCCTCCTCCACCAAAGCTGTTCCCATAAGGATTTATATCAAGGCTTTGATTTTCTCGGCTGTTTATATTACTATTTGTTACTACCTCTGCATTGTTCTGAGGGTTACTAAAGAATTGTTTTTCTATTGCATTGCCAGCTGCTTTGCCCAGTGCTCCACCTATTGCAGTACCTACTCCTGGTATTGGTATGAATGAACCAGCAAGCGCCCCTATAGAACCTCCTATAGCACCACCTGCTCCATATCTTCTTCTACTATATCTATCTCTATACATACTCATTAAGTTTTACTAGCATTTCTATAAAATGTTATCATGTTATGCAATACTAACCTATTATTATCTGCATTGTAATATGTAAATGTTAATTTACAGTAAGCATCTCGTAATCGTTGGTTATCTATGTCTAATATCTCTTCCTCTACTCTTGGCACGACTGTTCTCCATATACGCTCTCTACGTCTTATATTCTTAATAGTAGTAGGGGCTGTAACGGGTATTTGTAAACCACCTACATATAGAGTATCACCATTATTATACGGTAATAATTCTATAACCTCTGAGGATTGATAATCGTTACTACCCTGCAGAGTATTTAAAGTATCGTACATAATATCTATACCATTTATATCGGAACTCTCTGACATGTATTGTACGTTATTAAATTCCTTTGTAACACTGCCATCTGGATTAACTATTAACGACACAACAGAATGGTACACCTCATTATACCATGTTCCATAGTTACCTACGTCATGTTCCCATAGTAGCTTGCTGTTACCACTTGTTAAGAACTTTATAGGTGTCTTTATGTAATCGGTAGGTGCTAGTGTAAACCAACCTTGAAAAGCATCTATAAGTTCGTTATAAACTATAGTCGTATTATTAACTGTTACCATAACTTCGGCATACCTATTATTATATGCACCTATGTATGTAGTCTTGTCATCAATCTCTTTTCCAAAGTACCCAGATAAACCTTTTACATCACTAAGACTCCCTGTTTGTCCCGTGTATCTATATAGCTTCTTCTTATTAGCATCTATCCAATATATAGCCTGTGATGACTGTATAACGTTATTACCATTTTGTATTCCTGCTACAGTACTACCAGCCATATAGTTCATGTGCTTAGGTAGCACAGAACCGCTACCTAAAGATACAGCACTCCCACTTGTACCACTTGTGACTGCTCTCTCATTTACGGGTAATTGACAAAAACCAGCCTCTTGAAATGCAAACAATGTATTTTTAAAGTTTACTAATCTGTTTAAGCTACCGTATCTGTTATCTACATCTTGCATGTTATTAGCTAAGTACTTTAACCAACTATCCCTCTCTTCTCCATTAATCTTAGGATTAGACCATCTTATACGTGTATCAAAGTGTACCTGCTTCTGCCAGTCCAAAGGTTTTGGAAAGAACACCTTATCATCATGTACTTTGCTATATACTGGATTATATATGTGTGCATCGTCATAGTCTAGTTCATGTAGATATTTTACACTATTATCAGCAGCTAGCCAATCAGACGTATCCTTTGTAGTACCAGTTAAAGTTTTCCTATTATTAACAATCCACAATAGTCTAGCATCACCATCATTAACTCTCCTATTCAAATCATCACCAGACGATAAAGGTAAAACTACTGAGGTTTCTACTTTAAATAACATATTTATAGTACTTCCACTGTTCTCTGTAAATGTTTCTCCTGCCCAAATATCGCTGTTAATGTCACGAGACGTTGTCATAATGTCCCCACGTTCACCATCATCGTTATACAGCTGCCCTATCCCACTATACTGTCTACTGTGCCACCCTATATACGTATCACCGTACACGCAGTTCCAGCTATTCAAACCAGCAGCTGGTATATATGTATTCTGTTGTCTATCCACATACGTATCTCCACCATAGCCTTTTATCTTTCTACGTATAGACGCATACGACCCAACAACTGTCATAGGAGAGGATGTCTTTAAAAATAGAGCATCGGTAACAACACTTAAGGGTCTTCTAACCCCATTAGGTAGTCTTCTACCCTCAGAAGTGTATGAAAAGAACTGTGCATTGTCAGGTAACGTAGTAACTTTACCAAACTCCATTATCTTAGAGTGTGCTGCTAGTAAGTACGCTTCTGAATCAACTGTTCTTGTATATCGCACCTTTACTGAGTTATACGGTACACTCAACGGTGTTATAGCAGGAGCCAGCTTTACAACGCCTGAGAACCTCTCAGTACCATCTAACCCCTCACCTTCTGTGACTACCGTTCTAACATCAATACCACTTTTTAGTACAAAAGATATGTACGTGTCATTTAAGTCTATATCATTAAAATCTAGTTCAGGTGAGTAGAATAACATCTCTGTAGCATTTATAGCTGGCCTAGTTGCTATTACTGGCACAGTCGCCGTACTACCAGTGCAAGTAGGGTTTTCATACATACTGTACCGTGTAGTGACACCATTACCAGTCATATCGCTTTCAACACTCCTACATATACCGTTGGCTATAACAGTTCTATCTTTACCTTCTCTTTTAACATACACTATCTGATACTCTACATCAGTACCATCACTATTTTTAGGAAGCTCCCCATGTACATTGAATACAGGGTACACCGCTTCCATAGCAGCATACTCATCATGTCTCGGTATTCTTATATCACCTATCCATCTAACGAAACTTTGCCTACCCTTATTATCAAAGAACACAATACCAAATCTGTATATCTCATCATGCTGAAATCCTTTATAAGTACCAAGTTGCCACTCTGTATCCGCTTTATCATAGTCAAACCCTGCTTGTATATTAGAATTACCATTATCTTTCTGAAAAGTTTTAAACCCAAATCTATAATCTATATTAAGACCACTACCACCTCTAGTCACACCATCTGACTTATACTGGTAATCTAGTGCCGGGTTTAATCTAACAGCTTCATCATGTGTTAAATCATTCTTATACCAATTTATACAATCATGGTCTTCTGGTACTGTATCGTAAGTACCAGGTGTAACAACTTTGCCTGTACCCTCGTTATCATATATTACACAATCACCACTACTGTTAAATCTATAAGCCCTTGTATCAAACACTCCTATATCAAAGTACCTTTCTTTTATATTACCTAAAAATACTCTGTCGTCTTTTGTATTAAATGTCTTAGCTATATAGTCACTCTTTATATTTCTATACTCCTCCAAACTAATACTATCTAAGTAGTCTGTACCCGTATCCTCAAAGTTTATAGTGTATGCTACATCTGTATCAGCTATCTTCTGTATATCTATTACATTAATAGTAGGAACACCTTTTAAAATAGGATACCATAAAGAAACTATCTCTACTCTATCAAATTTTAAATTAGCACCATACAACGCTAATGAACCTTTAACAGTCTTCTTACAGTTAGTATCTACTAAAGACCCCTTTATGTTAATACTATTATTTGTATGACTATCTTTAAATATGGGTATTAGATTACTAGCTTGACCAAACATACTTTCTCCACCATACAAATTATAGAACCTATAACTAAATTGTATCATACCAGCTCTTAACTCACCACTAGCGTATCCTTCAAATAGTGGTTCAGGTAACTCCATTTTCTGCACTATATCAAAGTCCTCTATATCCATTCCACGTGTACGTGTGTAATGAGATACGTTTGAACCATCTTTTGGCAGTCCAGTAGTACTATCTATATCAGGACTTATATTAACGTACCTTATATTATTAACACCATCAGTCCAATATACCTTTTGTATATAGTTAGTCTCCCATCTTGTAACAGTGTCTATCTTAGCCTGTAACTGCAATCCCTCTGATAGAGTACCCGTAACACTATTGTTGTCATCTTCATATAAGTTGATACGTGGATAAAACACATCATTAACATTATCCCACTTAAACAAGTATATTCTACTTTTAGTGGGTAGTACCCCTTCAGAACCATCATCACTGGTAGCAAACAATATAACATCATTACGTATTACCCCATGACCGATTATACTAAAGCCTACTTCGGTATTGAGTGGCGTTCCGCCATTATCCTTTATCTCTTTATTACCCTTCACAGTAACCAATGCCAAACTACTATCACCTTCTTGTGTAAGTACCCTAAAGTTCTCATTGTTCCACATTGTATCCTTATTAGGCAAGTGTTTAGATTTATCTCTATTAATACCACCTATATATGTGTTTTGTGCTTGTTGTTGCATTACTCTATTGATATATATTAGTTTGCCTACTATGTAAATCAGGTAGCAATTTTAAGTACTTATTTCTCATACCTCTTAAACTATCCTCTGTTCCTATATGTTGTTTAGCATTAGCTGCCCTCATATAGAACTGTGAATTTCTATCAGCTACTTGGAAGATAGATTGATATTTAGCAGGATTTCTCATCATTGCTCTCCACATCATATTCTTCACTACATACCATACAACTGCATCTATATAATAAGGTTCCTCTACTATAGTAGGCTCAGCATACTCGTCTAGTGGTATGCTCTTACAATCTACAATAATATTACCTATCTGTACATTTGTACGTAATTGTTTATCCTCCTTCTTATACTGTAATTCGTAATTAGTGGTACTTGGTTGCTTACTTCTACCACTTATATCCACAAACGGTATTGACTTTGATAAGTCCACAGTGTGTATATCGTCTGTAACTAACTCATTACTGAAATCAATTAACCTAACATTGTGCACTTCTACTAACCATGCAGGTAATATAGCAACATAGTTACTGATATGTACTATCTCTCTAGTAGTAACGTATCCTACCTCACTACCTATCTTTTGTATAACTTCCCAAACAAGCTCTACAACGTCTTCTCTATTTATCTCCGAACTTGGAGGAACTAACTTCTTTACTCTCTCTAACAGTCCGTCCAATCCTAATCTTCTGTTCATAGTATGTTGGTTTATTTTTACCTTTGATTCTACTTGCTAAACTCCTAGTAAAAGTACGTACACCCTTGAATGACCAATACCTACTGGTTGGTATCATTATATAATGCTTATCCCATGTTATAGTATATCTATATCCGTCAGAGTGGTCATTATTTAACATAATTATTGGTCTGTCCTCCTTAGCTACCTTTTTCCAATCAGCATTAGTCCAAGTAGGTTGTAACTCTCTTCTTAGCTTATTAGTAGCACCGAAGTCTACTTGATTTGCTTTAGCCATTACCTTCCCATTTACAGTCACAAACCTATCCTTAGGTCTGAATTTAGTAACATAGATTGTACCAAGCCCTTTGGGCAGGTACAATTTATTTCCTTCTACTATATGGTCAGCTAGCACCTTATTAATATCACGTAATATATCATAATGCTGTTTACGTGTTACTATCTTATTATATCGCTTACGGAACGTATCTCCCATTTTTGATATACCTATATCTAAATCATCAACTGTCCTGCTCATCGTTTGGTTTATTATCTTTAGGTACTTGCATAAGTGCATTAAAATCTTGTTGTAGTACTTGTCCTTTAATATACTCCACAAACTGCATACTAACTGGGTATTCATTTATACCGTCTATTATAGCATACTCTGTATTATTAAATACATCTACTGTGAAAGGGTCTTCAAATACACCTTCTATACTAACTTTCTTAATAATCTCACTCTTATCCGCTTGCTTTCCGTACTTCACGTATATATAGTCATTATGTTTAAAAGCGTACAAGAACTTACCATTCAATACACCATTACCACTATATATAGCTTGCTCTCTTGTTACATAGTTAAGCCTTTCCCCTATCACCGTAAGAGGTCTAATACTTATAAGAGTATCTCTCAACATCAATTGCAAATTACGTGGAACAGGGTACTTTGATTTAAGTACCCTTGTCTCACTATCTATTACAGTAGATAACTCACTACTATCAATAACTTCTAATTCTACAGTGTGTAGTATCTGCATTTCATTATTACGAACCTCCCTACCTTTATTATACTCGTTAGTTAGCCATAAAGCTCTTTGGTTATTTACCCACTGCCTTATCTGCTCTTTCCTAACTTTATGCGCTTGAGGTGTATTTGCATGTGTCATTATCAATAGCAAGTCATCTATTATGTTAGGTAACTTCATTTACTATTCTGTTGGTGGTTGATTATCTTGACCAGTATATACTGTATGCCACCCATAACTAGATGTGCTACCGTTACTCCCCATAGACCACATAGATAAAGTATTTACAAGACCGTTAGCATTATAAGTTATACGGACTCTCATTCTACCTATTTGGTCAGCTCCCCAACCAGTTGTATCAGTAGTATCATCACCTATTTGAAATAACGATGGTACTAGTACTTCAGTAGATACTTTCTGACTTATAGTTACAGGGTTATCAACAGTAACACTAGCTGGCACCGTCTCTTCAAACATACTGTCTCCATCAACTCCATTTATCCCATCTATTCCATTTACTCCGTCTATTCCATCAGCTCCGTCTGCACCGGTTGCACCTGTTGCTCCGTCTGTTCCACTAGTTACTTCAGTTATAGCACCTGCGCTATCTTTATACTTCATAACTCCTGTACTACTATCTATCCACCACACGTACTGCCCAGCTTCTGGGTTAGTAGGCTCACCAGAACCCTTTAATATTATTTTTGCCATTTGTTCATAATTACATTATTATTACTAACTCTGCATCACCATCAAGTGTAAACACACCATCTACCGTGAGACTTTCATATACTATATACTGGTAGTAGTTATCAACTACTACATCATCCAGTACTTCTATATAATGTTTTATACCTGTATTAACAACAGTATTATTTATAACAGTGGTGGATGTTCTACTTACACCAGTTAAAGCACCACCAAAGTCGTACCATGAGTTACCATCATAAGCTATCAAGTGCCCTTTAACACCTCTGTATGTAGTAGGTATAAAATCTACACCTGCCGTAACTGTTGTGAACGAACCTGCCGATGTGCCTGTAACAATAAAAGTCTTCACCCAAGCATTAGGCTCACTACCTAATCCTCCTACAGCCGTCAAATCAAAACTATTAGCAGTTATATTACCTACTGTGCATATCGGACTACCACCACCACATACTGACGGTAAACTGTTAATCATACCCTGTAAAACATCTGTAATAGTATCACCTGCTACTACTGTGTACCACATCGTAGGAACACCATCTACAGAAGCTGTATAAGTATCACCTATATTACCAACTGTTGTAACAGTTACTCTACATACTGCATTTACTTCCTCTACTCCAAGAGTACAAACACAACCAGTAATACCCCTTGTATCTCCCATCTCTGAATAACCACCATCGGCAGAACAGCTACATGCCGCACCCTCTGTACATACAGGAGTGTATATACCACCTATTCTATCATCACTACCTACCATAGCATAATAAGGGTTCAGTTGTGTTACATCGTTCATGTGTTCTACATCCCTTATGATACCACTATCTAAGTCTATTATAGGTACATCAAACTTAGCCTTTGCTGCTTCTATCGCTAGGTACACACTGTTTTGAGATGCTGCTCTGTCTATTGCTCTTTCAGCTAACATCCAGTCCTCTATAACTAGCCACTTAGCTTTTTCACCCACAAGATACTTTACTCCCCCCAGTGTAATTCCTAATGTGTCATCAAGACTAACCCCCGTTTCCACACCTGTTTTTGTTTGCAGTAGAGCTACATCTGTTAGGGTAGTACTGTTACCTTCTAAGTCATCATACGACATACGGAAGTATCTTATCCCATCTCCTTCATCTTCCAGCAGCTCAGTAGTAACTGTAGTCGCATCTATTATATCATCTTTGTACGAACTGCTTAGATACCCTTCTGCTATATCTACTGCCTCACTGGCTATAGTTGTGTACCCAGTAAGCGACAAGTAGTAGTTAGTTAGTATAGCGAATGGTGGTTCACCTTCTCCACCTACCCACTCACTTATTCTTAGTACAACCCTAGTACCATCTATATAAGGAACTAATACTGGAGACCACCCTCTATCAAACTGAAAGTTTAACTCCTTATTTAACTTCTTACTAGATATATCACGGTTGAACGGTCTTACTTTAAATAAACTCATAGTCGTAATTTGTATTTAATATTCTATTTACCGCACTTAATATACTTACCATACCAGCTGAGTCTAACAAGTTATATGACGGATTATCTATATCCCACAAGTTAATTAACTCCGCATATGATTGAAGTAAATATATCAGTGTCCTCTGTTTAACGTCAATAATACCAATAGTCATCTTATCTATATAGCTCTCTATATACACACCATAGTCATAAGCTAGATTACTTTTAAGGTAATTTAAAGACCATAAACTCCTATTCACCGTTTGTAATGTTGTTTAGTTTTATATAGCTCTGCAAATATACTAATAATTTTGATACTTGCAAACTATTCCCCACTTCAATTACAGATAACATTGCTTTATAGACACTATCAAAAGTCATAAAGGATTTCATACTTAACTCATCTAAAGTCTGCATACGTTGTTCTATTAAGTCAAAATCATTGAATTTCTTAGCAATATTTTCTAAATATGAAGCTCTGTAAAGTTCAATCTGTTTGTAAGTGAACTCTTCATAGTCATCTACTACTACTGAAGTTGTACCATCATTATACGATACTATCGTCTGTACTACCCACTTACCTATCGGAATACCCTCTGGGAAGTTTAAGTCCTCTTTATAGATAGTAAACCTCAAGTCATCTGCTGTTAGCAATGTACTACCCCAATTAATGAAGTTACTACGATAAACACCTACTTCTATACCAATCATTTCAAGTAGTGTGCCTCCTAGTACTTCAATATCGGGGGCTCTATCACCATATACACTGGGGGAATAAGTACTCCTTATATTTATTTTATCTCCTTCAACCGTAACTACCATTGAAGTTCCCAAACCTGCCTGCAACAACGAAGCTAAATCACTAGCGCTAGCTGTATCCTCTGTAACAACTACCTCATACACCACACCGTTCTGCTCAATTACTATATTCCTATGTGCTAAGTATGCACTAAAGTCAAATCCTAAAAAATCTACAGTACCTTGAACTATAGCTCTCTGTGTGTCATCAATAACTACATGTCTGTCTATTTCTAGTGCATCTGATTCACTAGTAAATATAACACTAATGCCTGTAACATCTTTAGGTTCTACCCACTCTACTGTGCTATCACACCTATCAGAACCGTCATACAGGACAAAATTTGTGTACTTGTCCTGTATCAGTTCTATATTTATACTCTTACTCATTTACTTACTGGATTTATTAATCATACCCTCTTTATACTTTTTATAAGCTACGTCACTAATAGGTAACCCCTTATATACTACACCAGTGAAATCACCATTATAAAATTCTCTATATACTAACCTATTGAAATCATTTTTAGTATCAGCTAATAACACTCTAAGTATCCCAAACACAGCTATCGCTTTCTGCATTTTAAATGGGTACATATCATTATCTTGCGTTATCTTAACTATCTCTTCAAATAACTGTTCTACCTTCTCCTCGTGTACAGCTGTAATTCTATCTATTACTTCATCGGGTATCCCGACTTCTTTCCACCTATCTGTGTACATCTCTATTACACTAAACGCCCATTCAGTAATTATATTAGATAACTGCTTATCAGAGTAGTTTCCTTTCTGTAACTTCTGAGCTAACTTCTTACCCTCTACTCTCCAGCAATCAAACTTTATAGACAGCGCGTCTATAAACACATGCCTATTATCTGCACATACCCAATTATGTATGTTTCTTTTACTTACAAGCAAGTCCAAAAACATAGGGTGCTCAGTAAGTTTAAATCGTGTAGTCTTATACTTTAACCACAGTCTGTTAGCAAGTGCCACTCCTAGACCAAGTAGTATTGGTAACATCGTAGTAGCAAACTCATATACATATTCTCTCATTTGTTATACCTGTTAATTATCTAATGTCTCTATTTTAATACCTCTTAAGTCTATGTATGGGTTACCCTTACCATCATCTTCAAGTGTACCATCTCTCTTACATATATACGCCCACTGCCACTCAAACTCAGCACTTGGAAAACCTTGTAGTTTAATTGCTTTTAAAGAATTAAGCAAACCAGCTCTTGCATTAGCTCTACTAACATACACTTGTTGTCCTATAACCTTCACATACGCATGTTTAGCTAAGTTACTCTTACCAAACAAGTATATAATGTAGTTAGTTAAGTAGCTACTCTGTGTAAGTACCCAAGCACTACCGTCCCATTCATTGAATACTACATTAGAACCACCATCTTTATACCCTACATTACTATCAGGTGTTGTGAATACCCAACCAGCTGTACTCTCACCAGCACCAGACCTGTACATAAAAGAGTGCTTTATACTTGCTATACTCACATTTGGTATGTCTTCGTCCATGTGAGTACCTGTACTTATACCTGCATATTCACTAGCACCATCTACTAATCCTGTTATCTCACCACCACTAACATAACTAAACTTCTTAGTTAAGTGCATATTCAGATGTGTCTCACCGTCCATAATGTTTCCATGCTGTTCATCTACCGCTCCTTCAAATGTACCAGCTTCTTTATTGTAGTAAGCCATTCCACATATAGCAGATAGTACAAACGTATTATCACTGATAGTACCATTTAAAGCAACTTGCAAGTCACCACTAGTATCAAAGTACCAGTAATACGTACCAGTAACATCTGGACAAGCTAAACTCTCTTTAGTAGTCTTCTCATATCTAATACCACCAGACCAGAACTCAAAGTAATCAAACCCTGATTTAGGTGATATTGCAAATGTTCTCCTCTTAGCATCGCTATATGAAGGCTCTCCCATGTAATCTACATTAACTCTTCTGTCAAACCCTCTCTTACTAGTAGTTAATTGTGCATGTACATCGTTATACACTGCACTAGTCTTATTAAACAATCTTAACCCTCTATATTTCTTAATAAGCCCCATATTACAATCTAGTTATATCTGTATCTACTAGAACATCCTTTAAAGCAGACTCTGTAAGTACATATTCTATAAACAAGTCATTAGCGTACACATGAGCTCCTATAGCCGCATCTGCTACTTCTACAGAACTAACCTTGTCTATACTTAATCTTACCTCATCTACTAAACCATCTATAACGATTGTTTTAGCCTTCAAGCCATGCAATAACCATTGAGACTTTAATCTAGCCCTATACTTCAAATGAGTGTATATCTTAGACTCGTCATCAGGGTCTGCCTCACTCTCTCTCCTATCTTCAATTATTCTAATATACACCTCCTCATCTATTGGTATATTATTAGATGCTACTTTACCACCTACTATTTTTATCATTAGTTTATACGTTTATAAGTGTTTCTATGTGCATAAGCCACATAGGTTCTAGTTTCTCCAGCTACAAAAGAGTCATCTGTAAATACAGCTACTTGTACCACACCTGTAGAATCAGTCAATTCCTCTACACCGTGTATATTTGTAACCTCTATGTAACCAGCTGTACCATCTACACCAGTTACAATAAAGTCTCCAGTATTAGCTACATTAACAGATGCACTTACTCTAACAGTATCACCTACAGTTATACTGGATAAGTCTGGAGTACCATTAAACGTATATCTCCATGTATCACCTACTGTATTAGTTATAGTATTTACATCTAGTACCACCTCATCAAAAGCAATCACAGTTACTATATTGGTATCGTCATATATATCAAGTATGAACTCTTGACCACCATTACTTGTATTTGGTGTTAGTAATACAATCTCAACTGCCCTATCAGAAGCATCTACTTCTACTATATGATTATCTTTACTAAGTGTTGTATCTGACCTTGTTGTAACTACACTTCTTCTTATACCTCGTAATTTAGTAGTGCCTGCTACATCTAATTTTTCAGTAGGAGCAGTATTACCAATGCCTGTGTTACCTCTATATGTCCCTATTAGTATACTTCCAACTGTTTCTGTTCCTGTTGGGCAATCCGCTATACCACCATCTAGGTATAGATTCCCACCAGTTGCACCTCCTTCTTGCTTATTAATTCCTTTACCTCCTCTTATTATAGTGTGTCCTGCTTTATAATTAATATTTGTACCATTCCCGTTAATTAAGCCTCCGTGTATAATTAAGCTGTATCCATAATACCCGCTATTACTCCCCTGAGCACCTATCAAGTTCGTAGCTACGTTTTTGAAAGCATTACCCCTGTCAGCAGTCTCTAACAGGACACCTGCCCCAAACATCGCATGCAGCTGTCCCCAATTGTAGAATTTAGTGTATCTCTCCGCAGTTATTACTCCTCCAGAAAGCATAGCCTTTAATGAGAATGAAGCGTTATCTGAGCCATCTACATTAAACACTATTTTTCGTCCATACCTTAAATGTGTGTCGCTATTTAAGTATATTCTCGGAACTGTCTTTCCAACTAGCGTGTTTACTGCTAGCGTAGAGTTTGCTAACATTCGTGCTTTAACGTCACCATTACCGTCTCTCCATTCTTGTATAACACCATTTCCAGTTTTATTAGCTTGTGCTACTATCTTATCATTATCTACTGTCTTCTCTACAGCGATATACGTATCACCATCTGTATCCTGTATTATACTATCAGGGTGTAAACCCAGTACACCGTAATTACCCCATGTAGTACCATTCCAGTATATCTCCTCTCCTACTACAAAAGATAACCCTGTATTAGTCTTTAGTACATCATTATCTGTTACAGCAGTTCCTATACTGTACCAATCTCCCTCTACTACTGCTTCACTTACTGGGAAGTTTGCTGCTACGTTAATTTCACCCTTATAACTATAAGTACTTGCTACTACACTTTTAAATGTACCATCGTTAAACAGTACCTTTCCTCCTGTTCCATCACTTTTTACTGCTTGCTGTATTCCTACAGCCAACAAAGGATTTACCTTATTTTTAAATGCCCCCATTATGTATTAATTATAGTTAGTACATCGTCTAAAGCATCATAAGTAAATGTCTTAGTTAGAACAGGCGTTACGCCATCTGCATACACTATTGTAGATACATTCTTATTCCCACTAGGGTTTCCCGCTACTACCCCCGTGTAGTACGATATGGTTTGACTATACCCTACTTGGTTATACAAATCTGTACTTACAACACTTACACCACTAAGTAGTGTAGAATTAGTAGTTGCTATCAAAGCTCTAACAGTTTCTAGTGTAGTCTCACTGGCTACTCTAGGTATCGCTGTATTTACACCAGTATCTACTACGGTAGCCAATCTTAATACCGCATCCTCTACTAAATAATTTCTACTCTTTGTTTGTTTACTCATATATTATCTATATTACAGTAAAAGGAGAACATTGCTATTAACCGTTCTCCTTCTATTTATATTTATTATACCTCTATCTTACTACAATTTACTTACTTCTGTGTAAGTAGAAGGTGTATTAGCAGTTAGCCAGTCATCTAACGACCTAACAATACCTGAAGACCGTGATGCTGTTGTACTGTCTCCTTGTGTGCTTCCAACGGGTATAGCTATCATAACTGTATAGAGACTCTCTGGTCTGCCAGCTATAGCGTCTCCGTGCATAGTATCTGCTGTGGACAACGATACTAAATCATAAGACTTAGTCAAGTCAGTGTATAAAGCTCTGTCAGCTGCTAAGTGGTCTTGTCTGCTAACAACACCCTCATATTGCTCTAATTCCCACTCAATCTCCATAACTTGTTCTGGATTACCGTTACCTGCATCAGCTTCAACAGCGGTACGTAACAATGTATTATCAAAGTTATCCACTGCTACAGTAAAGTTAGACAAATCAAAGTTAAACTTACCTGCTACGAATTTAGCACGCTTACCTACAAACTTAATACCAAAATCTTCTATTGTCGGAGTAGTAAGTTTCTGAGGTGTAAGGGTAACACTATCTCCTTGAAAAGGTGTTTCAAGTATAATCAAGTTACCTTGAACTTCTTTAATCTTATACACAGCTGTTGTCTTACTAGCATTGCATCTAAGGAAATCACAAGCTGTATAGCCATGTGCTCCAGTTGCTACCGCCACTGCGTTATTAGTAGTCAATGCTACTGTAGAACCTGCTGCTGTACTAGCTGCTGCACTAACCATAGAAATCTCTACTGCACTTGTCTGATGTACAGAGTCTCTAAAATTCATAACTAGGCTGTGAGCCAATCCTGCTGCGAACAACGACTGGTCTGCTGTATTAGTACCACTGTACCAATTACCTACCTTTGTTTTTCTAAAGTCATCGTACATGTGTCCTAACAATTCCTTATCCCGCACAGTAACCAAATAGTCAGTAGCTGCTGTATAAGCACCTCCTTCTAAGTCACCGTCCACTCCATTATATCCTAAATAAACTACCTTATTCACTGTGGGACTAAACGCCTCAACGCCATAATGTTTCAAATTCTTTGCTGACAATGGTGCAGACTTGTATATTTTTTCTCCCTTTCTGAAGTAAATACACATTCTATCTTTACCAGTGTACGTAATTGCATTAGTAGTTACTACAGCACCAGCTAAGTCAGCTAAAACAACTTCTCCATCAGCTATATATGTAGCAGCACTATCGTCAATAACTGTAGTAGCTTGACGTGCTATATCTTTTGGTACATATATAGTAGTACCGTTACTTACATCTATCATACTTTAATCGTATTTAAAAATTATTACTATTTTCATTAACAGCTACCTGATATTTCTGACTACCTATACTCCCTAACATTAACTGCACAGCAGTCTTAACTATCGGTATATGCATCGTCTCATCTAAGTCACTATCAATTGCATCATCAGGAACTAATATATTAACTACTATCTCAACAGGTTTTCGTATATACACCAGTACGTACTTATACAGTATGCTATCTATCGGTATAAACAATTTAACCCTCCTCAACACAGAGTCATTTTTCCTATTAACCCCTATAGACGTTCTAAGTATCTTGCCCCTACTTGGTTTCATAAACACATTAGTAAGCTCTTCACTTATATTATCTTCATTAACACTCTCTATAACTACCTTATTTACTATATCACCTATCTTAATATCTGCAAAGTCACGAGTATAATACATAAAATCTTCTGGTAACTCTATAGTAAAAGCGTTATCAACCATGTCTGCTACAACTTCATACGGGGTAACATCTACATCATTATCAATCCTCCTAGTATAAGTCTCATCGTAATTCCTATGCACACTAAATATAGTCTTAAGTTCTGATAATTCAGTATCCCTCTTACTACCTACCTCTAATCCAGTACCTGCTTGATTATCACCAAACAGTCTTTTATCTACCTCAAGTGTCTTAGCAACGTTGAGAAACCTACTAACCTCCTTATCATCATAACCCATCTCCATAGGAGATGAGCCATCATATAGTTCCTTAGCTAAGTTTCTCATTTCGTTAGCTGTCATATCTTACAGTTTTGCTTTTAGTATCGCTTCCTTGATACGTTCATAAAACACGTTATTCTTATTATCCCGTATAAATACAGAAACCTCATATACACTGTTTCCTATAACTTCTCCGTTACTATCTACATACCTACCATTAGCTACTCTCTTAATCATACCTACTCGGATAGCCTTATCTACGAATATCTTATTATCTGCTTCTTTATCTTCCATTAAATCTAGTACCTTACCTAATTTGTAAGGGTCATTAATGTAGTTGTCTAGCAAACTCTCTAACTCTCCCAATGTATGTTCTTGTGTAACGTTCTCCCCAAGTACTCTCAAGTTATCTACTAACTTAGTCTTGTTATCGCTTATATCGTCAAACCAAGCGTAAGCCTTACGTTTACCACTAATACTTTTACGCTTGTCAGCAAACTCCTGACCCTCTTCTCTCAATACCCATTTATATTCAGGTGTGTCATCACGTTCTTTCCAACTATTGGCTATATTAGGACACTGTTTTAGTATCGCCACATCTAAAAAGTCATCTGGGTTATCTAATTCAAATACCCTTTTAAACTTACTTATATCTGGGTTAGTCTTATTCATAGTAATTTTACGCATACCGTAAACGTTACCGCTTATTAGTTTACCACCTTTATAATCTGGAGTAGAGTGCACGTTAAGATTTATACCTAACACCTCTTCTAAGTACTCTTGTTCTTCAGCTGTTAAGGGATTAACATATTTTCCGTTTGGCTTCATAGGTAATACAAATGTTGTACCAGTACCTGTGAACTGTATAGAACCGTCATGGTTCTTTTTACCCATAAAAGACTTATTTCTATCTATAGGTAGCAATGTTATTTTCTTACCCAATGGTAGGGTGAATTTTGTGGCTTTATGCTTCATCTATCTGTTCTTTAAAATTGTAATATACTTGGTATGCACTCAATTATTCTAGTTGGGTCTTTAACTCTTGTTCCTCCCCAATCAGCTCTGTTAATTGTGTACCCATCTACTTCCGATACAGTCATTCGTGGTTTACCTTGTCCACCCTTACTAAATGGGTCTCGTAATCCAGAGATGTATGTGTATGCAGGACTCTGTCCTTTAATACGCACCTTCTGTATATTAGGATTAGACTTAGTTCCCATGTCCATTATAGTAAGTCTGTACGACTCAGCTATACCTCCGTCAGGATGTTCCGTCTTGTTAGTAACGTCATCATCGTACATAGGCATATACATAAAGTTTACGTTAATACCGTTAATAGTGGCAAATCCTACAAACTGCCCCATCTTAACAGTAATATCGTTACCTTTCCACGAGAATGCTCTACCAGTAGAGTCCTGCATCCATGTATAAGAATTGGTACTTAACTCCTCTCTCAACATATTATGTAACATAGCTAGTCCCCATTGCCCTGTTGCGATAGTAAAGTTACGTTCTTTCATACCAATTTTATTATAAGACGCTTCTAACATAATCTTAGTTAAATACGCTACTGACATCTTGGTATAATAGTGTCTGTTAGATGGTAAAAACTGGTCTCTCAACCCATAACCAGCTCGTAAGCTATTACCACTTCCACCTTTCATAGTAGTACTACCGTCTGCTCGTATAGTTGATTTACCTAGATACATCAATTTAGCAAACTCGTCATTAAACTGTCGTAGGAACTGATAATCCATTTCAGCTATCCATGAAGTTGTAGTCTTACCAGTTTCTGGGTGCACAAACCCAAACACTAATGGTTTGTTCTTTCCTTTATCAATCATATTTCCAGGAACTACATGACGTTTTCTCATCATTGATATACTATTCTCCATCTCAAAAGGAGCGTTAAACCCAATATCAGAACCGTCTTTACTCATTGTCTGCTCTGAAAGTGAGTAACCGATACTCCATTCTGAACCCTTCGCAAACTCTGTCAATGGCACGAAGAACGCATCTTCATTAGTAACCACTTGTAAACTGTATCTCCAATTTTTACCTACTTGTACTGGCTCTTCCATCACCCTTAAATGATATAAATCTGGCTTATTACCGATTATAACATGTGTTACAGTAAAGTAGCGTTCTGGAAAGTCCATAAATATTCTAGTACCATTAATACCAGGTCGTGGATTACTAGTACCTAGTACTGCAGTTCCAGCTTCGTTCTCCCATGCACCTACTAGGGATACACGTCTCTTCTCTCTTCCAGCTAACCTCCATCTATAAGGAGCATCTTCTGGTATCTCCACAGTAGGAAACTGATTGATATAACTAAGTAAGCTAGTGCCAACATTTACATCAAACAACTGTTGTACTACATTATCAATGTAATGTGGCTCTTGTCCGAATATGTTAGTAAAGTGCTCCTCTCTTGTTAAACCATTCCAACTCTTCGCTGTATTAAGTTGAAAAGGTAATGCCTTAAATGTACTCATAGTTTATATTTAATATTAAACAATCTATTGCATGTATTTAAACACACCGTTACCTCCAAACATACTCTCTAAGCCCTCCTTAGATATTTGTTTAGAGTTACTACTAGTTCTATTCTTATTGACTATGTTATAACCACTCTTCTTCGGTACTGTTTGTTTAGTGATACCAACTCTGCCCATAAAAGATTCAGGGTTATCAAATACACCCATTTCGTCTAACATAACTAATGTATGCCTATACTTATCAAAATCTGCATTAAGTTTATTATAAGTAACGTCATTCATAGTATTCTGTATTACATCATTTTTAAAGGCAGTACTGAGATTAACACCCATAAACGACTCCGTATTCATAATATCCACTTGTAACTTATCTACATACGCTTTCTGTGCAGCTTCTTCCCTAATCCTGTTTTGCTGTGTTACATAAGCTAACTCATTTCTATCCTCTACTTCTCTAGCTTGTAAATGTTTTAAAGCATTAGTAGCATTAGTTTCAGCTACACCCGAATCAGTAAGCATTTTTACTTGACTATCTATAGCAGCGTTATCCCAACCAGTAGTCTTCTTATAGTAGTCAAATAGTACTTTACCTTGTAAACCTACATTATCTTTTAAAGCACCAGCTGCAACACTTCCATAGTCAGAAGACGTTGCTCTTTGATAGTCCTGTAAGCTACCACCGTTCTTAAGATGATTAAAATAATCAACTGCTTCTTTGGGTGCTCCAGCTAATATACTCTCTACACCACTCTTTATACCACTAGTTATCCTATCTTCCATAGCATCATGGAAGTCGTCCATACTGTAATCATCTCCTATATCACCCTTTGGTAATATACCCTCATCTTGTAAGTATCTTGATAACTCACCCGCATCAACACTTGATTCATCATATCTATCTTCTCCATTAGTACCCTCTTCTTCACCACTAGATACCTCAACTTCTTCCTTATTTACACCATCTTCTATAGGTGCATCATTATTCCCTATCTCTAATTTATCGCCACTCTGTGGCTCTCCCAGTGTAATACCAATATTAGCCCCCGTTTCCGCACTAGTTGCCCCTAAGTCCACAGGGTTATCTATTCCATTACCTTCACCTAAATCTATTGTGATTGGTGCATTAACATCCATACGATTATATCTTTATTATTTTTTGTTACTCCTACTAGCATTAAGTCGCTCTCTCTCCATTCCAAGCCTATCCAGATTCTCTTGTTTCCTCTGTGCTAGTGTAGCTTCTTTATGTGCATTATTACTGGCATCTCTCTCCACATCTCTCTCTGTAGCTGTATCGTGCTTGTCTGCGTTAATTAAAGCAACCTCTATAGATGCCTGTGCTTTTATATTAGCTATATCTATCTCATGCTTCCTATCTGCTTCCTTATCTTGTAACATAGCTTGTTGTAACTGTTGTTGTAGTTCTCTATCTTGTTTCTGCTGTTCCTCCCGTCTTATTCTGTTTTCCTCCTCTCTAGTTTTCAATGTGTTTATTTTCTCACTCATACTATCAGTGTTGTATAGTTCCATAATTTGACTAATAGTAATAGTACCACTCTGCATCGCAGCGTGAGCGAGTTGCTGGAAAATCTGTTCTAGCTCTTGTCGCTTTCTACCATTTGTAATCATAATACCGAAAGAAGCCTCTTCAAAACCACTCCCTTCTGTATCGTATATTACATTAGCCATATCTCCCAAGATGTACTGTGCTTTAACATTCGTACCGTTCTTCACAGACAACTTAACATACTCCAATACCAGCGCAAACACTCTTTTCTTTACGTTATCATGCTCATAGAAAAACTCCTCTGTCATCTTATTGCTACGCCCTATAGCTTCCTGAGTTACACCCTTACCATCGCTAGTCATTAACTCTCCTCTCCTCTGTCTATTAACACCGACTGTATCGTCAGCCAGCTGTTGTAAATACATCATGTGCTGTAGCACACCTTGTATAGAAGAACTCAAATCTACGTCCACAGCACTAACACTACTTCCGAACTGCCCTGACATAACACCATTCATATTACTCTCCTCAAAGGGATTCTCTAAAATCACACCAAACGATTTAATCCAATTGAAGAACGCATCACGGCTCATATCTGTTGGTATCTTACTAACATCTATTCTAACTAACTTACCTAGATTTCTAGCCCACAAATGCGACATCTTCTTGCTGAATATAGCCCATTCATACTGAATAGGTTTTAACACATCTACAATAGATTGTCCCCGTACACTACTATACTTATGCACAAATCCTACAATAGGTGGTTTATTCAAACTGAGATTATTCATATCAGTAACTTGTACTGGACATGGTCTTATATCTACCCAAACATTGTTACCTATCTCTGTAGCTTCATACCACTCATTAACATATCTCAATACGCTAGTCTCACCACTGTCTAACTCATAACTCTTATCCTCCAGCCTAGTCCACTCTTCACCCTCGTCATTGATACCAGTTACATTTAACACTGGTCTGACCGTCCTGACATAAGTAGTAGTCACATTAAGTACACCATCTACTTTACCAGCCTTACTATATATTGATGAAGCTCTATTAGTCTCTGTATCTATTACTAATACACCTTCATCTCTCAATGAGTTATCACTACCAGTCATACTCGGTATGCTAGTACTACTATTCATCTCTGGTTGTCTTGACTCAGTATCTCCCATTACATACGCTACATCAGCCTTAGATAATACATCATAGTAACGTTCTATTATCATACCAGGCTGCATGTACCTACTCCATATTATTACACCTGCTTCTTCTAACTTAGCAGAGTTACCTAGATGGTACACCTCCAAATCTCTTGTATCTATCCTATCTACTACAACATTACCGTTATAAAGACCTACATGACACGCTTCCTCATTAACAGCGATTACATCTTTCCACATCTCCTTAAAGGCTGTCTTAAGTTCTAATCTTTCCTTATAATCAGTTATAATGTGGTTAGCTGCTCTTTCCCTTACATCTTGTGCAGAATAGGATTTCCAGTGGTTCAGTTTCTCTAACTCTAACTTTAACATATCACCTTTCAACTCAGTATCCATTACTAACGAATTGAGCCTATTTGCAAACTCCTCCTTCATAGTAACCTCCTTCTGCGATATATCAGACGGGTTAGTCAAGTAAGCTCTATACTCAAAGTTCCTCTCCAACTCTTCTCCTATTAACGCATTCACAGATGGTTTAATAATAGTAATCACTTCATCTTCTGATGGAATCTCTATTGCCTCACCCTTTAGTTTCATAGGATTAAAAGCCTTCTCTAAAGAACTCTTCCTAAGTAACCCCACCAGTAAATCGTAATTCTCATTTTTCTCCTCTATTGACTTCCTTATAGAATCTTCTGGTGTACTACCTTTCTTTAATCTCGTTATGAACTCCTTAAGAGCCTTCTTACTTTTTATACTACTTAGTGTAGTGTGCTTAAATTCATTACCCATTTTGCAAAATTACATATTTGTTGCTATAAAATAAACAACCCTATAGATTTAGCTATTACACCTACCCGTAGTATGTGCTACCACCCAAGAAAAGGCCTATTATAGAAATTACGAGCCTCTACATCTACCTCAGTAGATTTACTACCATTTCTAGTCCTAGTCCTATCAGTATCAGCAAGATGTATCATAACAGCTATCAACGCACTTACCCTATCATAGTTACCGTCTGCGTGCCAATCTATCAACTCTCGCACCAGACCAGCACTTCTAATAGTATATAGTAACCTAGTATCGTCTGTGCCTGATAGTCTCTTTTCTAACCACTCCTTTATAAGTTGTCTCCCATACTTAAGTATGCTTGAAGATTGATTACCAGCAGCAGTGAATCCATACTTCCTATTACCTACCTTCATTTGCTCATTAGTATCCTGCAGTATAGTAGGCTTTAAAGATAACATGTGCTCACTAAACTTGTTAGTAAAATATACATACAACCCTTTCAAGTTATTCTCATACATCACCTTAGCATTATAATACATAGATAACCTCCTCACGTTCTCATAAAAATCATTAGCATTAGCAGGTCTTCCAGTATACTCAGCTACTATCTGCTCAGTAAGTGTATTCATAACAAACATACTACCTAAAGAGAAGTTCTTACCAACTTCATTCCTATCAAAGTCTATCGGGTCTACCCCTATAATAAACGTATTTCTTGAAACCTTCATACTTGGTGGGTGCTGATAAACTTCTATACCACCATCTACGTTCAAGCTATTTACATCATCAGTGCCTATGACATGTACTTTATTCAACAAGTCCTCTTGCCATACAACCTCATTTTCCATAGTCAAGGATAAAGTACCCTTACTAACCTTACCTCTATAAGCAGTATCTGTCTCCAGCAAGACCAAATGTTCTGATAGCATCTGTACCGGAAAAGGGCTCAGCGTACTCCTCAATATAGCATCTTCAGGCACTAAGGGGTTCTCTGCTTTCATCTTCTGGAATGTACTAGGTGCTACACCACTTACTAACGCATCTTCTCTTTCTTGTTCTATTGCTTTCTTACCAACCTCTATATTACTATTACCATCTTTATCATAGTGCCCTTCCAAGTTAATGTAGGAAGGAGCAAACCACCCCACCTTGTTATGTTCTGCATTACCTGACCATACATTAGGTAAAGACAACACGTTAAAAGCGTCTGGTTTATAAAATAAGTTCTTCAACCCTTCAAACTGACTACCCTCTTCACCTCCTGTACCAAATGCCACCTTAAGACCAAACACTATATTACCTTGCTTAACACTTGGGTCTGAAACTATCCACGCAGTCTCCAAGTCCTTAAAACTACCAGACTCTTCAAATATTATCAGTTTACTACGCTTTCCTCTTAGCTTATGCACACTATCCCCCAGTGTAATTCCAGATATTTCTGACATGAACCCAGTTTCAGTCTTTACGCCGTTTTTCACCCGTTCTAACGATGCTCTCTTACTGTCCTGCGTGTTCTTAACCTGTCTTCTCTTAGCCCAAGCCGTATTCAAATCTAAGTGGCTCATTATAGACCAAGCCTTAGTTAATATACCGTCATTACCAGTCAAGTATTCTTTACTACTAGCATACACCATTGACTTACTCTTAGGTATCAAGAAGAAGTTTCTATCTAGCATAGAAGCGTGTTTCCAACTAAATCCTCTACCACGTGCCTTAAGTACTGCTGCTTGTTTACCAGTACGTTCACATTCTTCTAAATAGTGAAAGTAGTAGTAATCACCGTCCCACATAGAAGCAAAGTCAGTTATACGGTCTCCCCTTATAGCACCGTTACTAGATGTATCGTCCAATACTACCGCCAAATCTATAGGAGAATAATTCAAATAAAAATAGTAATAACCAGATATCCAGTCATTACCTATATGAAACCCATATATACTCCTACGAGCCTCTTCTACCCAGAACTTCATGTACTCACTATTAGGGTGCTTATTTGGTTTTAAGTTCGTGTAACTACCAGTAGTTCGGAATGTTTCTGCTGCTTCTCTGTACTTCTCTGTATTAACTAAGTATCTATCACTCTTGTACCAACTAACTATCTTCTGATTAAAGGAAAAATCGGCACAGTGCTTATCTATTACACTGGGGGCGTCGTACCGTAGGTATGCAGTGTAAGCATCGTATATATGTATGTCATGTTTCTTAGCTAGCTTATATACATCCTCTATTATACTACTGTCTATTCTATAGAGCTTACTTAGCTTTGTCATGCGAGTAGTCATCTAAAATAACCCAGCTAAACTATTACCATCTTCAAACATACCTTCTACACCACCACCCCTTACAGTAGATTCTTCTCTTTTACCTGCTTCAATAGAAGCTCTTAAAGCCACGTAGTCACTATACATCTTACCCATAGTACTAGACATACTGTGTATCTTTTTAACATCATGTAATAAAGTACCAGTATTAGCATTGGTTTCTAACAAGTCCACATTCCTAATATAGTCCCCTATCTTATCCATTGCAATTTCAGTACTTTCTAGCAACCTATCTGCCGCAGTCTTTGGTATCCTTGCCTTATAGTAGTCAATAGCTTCCACAAGTAGTTTAGAGGGCTTCCATTTAGTATTTTTACCAAACAAGTCCTCCTTAAGTATTCCCCATCTTTCAGTACCCTCTGGTATCTCTTTCCATATATTATCATCTGACTTAGAACAAGAAGCCCATACAAAAGTTAATTCCTTTAAAGCTACATTCTTCTTTACTGTTTTATCTCTAACCCATATCTTCTCAAATGGAATCATTAACAATACCATAGGATTGGGTACAATTACGTTATTCTTATTTAACTCAAATAGGTTTTCCATCTTCCTTCTTATTAAATTCTTTTTTATGTAACTTCTTCTTGGTAGCATCATTTAAGAATACAGTACCGAAACCAGTCATCATAATTTTACGAGGTGCTTCTAAGTCAATAGGTACTTTTAAGAACTTAGCTAACTCCTCAAGCTCGTTATCTAGTATGCTCCGTACAATTTTAATATCTACACCATGTCTATCAGCTATCTTAATTAGCTCCTTCTGTACTTGGTTGCTTTTCATTACCGTCGGTTAAATATACTACTTTTAATCTAGGACTGTTATCCATTGCAAACTGTAAAGCTACTATGCTATACCCAAGCAGTTCACGAACTACAGCTATCTTCTTATTGTACTTACTTGCTAACCTATCAGCTTCAGTACACACCTCTTTAAAATCTATTATTACCATATCTATATTAATTACATGTTAAGTAGAGGGTGATTATCTACAACCCTACTCTTAATTACTTTAACTACATCATCTCTTACACTTCTAGCTATATCCTTTATAGTATAAGCATTAAACGTACCATCATTTTTAAGTTGTATTACAAATAGTTTATCCTCATTTATAATATCTTTATCTAATAAAGCATATATGTTAAGTTGTATAAAATATTTAACAAGTGCAGTAGCCTTTAAATCTTTAAAGACCCCCTTCAACTTGTTATATCCTTTAAACATATCCTCAGTTACTTTCCAATCTACCATAGCAAACACTCCAGTAGTTTTATGCTTCAACTTAAGGTCATACGTCCCAGCTAGGTAGCTAGTAGTAGAATATACTCTCTGCTCTGCTCCTACTATATCCCAATTTTTACTTAGCGCTTCTAATGCCTTTATAACAGCTTTATCATAGCCAGTTATGGGTTCTACTGTCCTATCCATTATACGCATCTCAGCAAAAGCATGTGCGGCAGTTCCTATACATCTCTTACGCTCACCATGTAGTCTCCACAACTTTCTAATACCCCTTGCATCTGTTATTCCTTTCTTTTTCTTAGTATTTGATTTGGCAACACCTATAGATGCGAACAACGGATTAAACTCCTTATCAAAGGTCTTAATAAAATTAGTTACCGATAGAAGCTCTTTTCCCTCAAAGTAGTACTTGTGCAGAGCTTGATTAAAAACTAACTTATTACTCCTATGTAATTTTTTCTTAGTCATTGAATGTGTTATTAATTATTACTTGACGTACACGTTAATTACAGATATACGTTAAAGTAGCTAGTAATTATAACACGTGTGTTATATACGAAGATACATAATAGGTAGTTAAAAATATCTACCTTAATATATAAACTAATACTTTATATAAGTACTATTTATTATAATACTGTTATATATAAACTAGTATTCTATTTAAGTATTATCTAAGTATTACTTATTATAATAGTGTTATATATTAAGTAAGTTTTATTTAAGTATGTAATTATTAATATCGTAGTGTAGTAGTATTAGTTATTTACTCCGTATTTATATTAATATTTTCTTTAGTTGTTTATTTTAGCAAAGTTACCGTTTATTTTTAACATTTCCAAATATATCAGAGTATTTTAACAATCTTTAACAATTTTTAACATATTATTTGTGTAATTGTATTAGGTGTACCTCTTAAAAGTGTAAAAGTGAATAAACTTGATGATACAGTATGTGTATTAGAAGTAGTAGTTAGTTACAATCGTTATATAGTGACTGTATTAAAATAATGATGTAGTACAGCTATCTTCATAATTGGTAATGTCTGCTTAAATAAGTAAGTATAAAAAATACGTTAAGGAAGGTACGTTATATAAAAATATAAGGTATAAACATGTTTAAAGCGTGTGGTAACAAGAGTATTGTAACAGATGTGGTGTTGTGTTTTTTCTATAATAGGCGGTGGTAATAAGCAATTAAAAACAACTACACTATAACATTGAGTAAAAATGTAGTGTCGTAGTGTAAGGCTGTTTGAATTTATTAAGTGCAGGGTAGTTGTGCTTAGAGTTTTTATAGGGTAGTGTAATGTTGTTTGGTAATTGGTGATAAAGTGGTTGGTAGATTAGTTATGAAGGTTTAGGGAAATATAGTTGTTTAGGAGTGGTTGTTACTAAGGTTGGTGTGTTAGGGGTTTAGAATTTTTTTAAAAAATTTTTTATTAAGTAGTTGGGTTTGGATTGTTTGTTGAGAGGAGATGTGTGGGTTACCTACCCTTAGCTTGCGACCTTTTCGGAATATTGCATTACACTACCCCCCTATTAAATCTGATAGGGAATGCAAATACATATACAATTTACATAGCATCGTAAAACTGAATGTGTATTAAGCGGAGTATAAACTTTTAATAATTATATATTATGCAAGATTTTAACAGAGCAGTATTAATACAAGGATATTCTGATGTAGCCGTACCAGTAAAGAATATGAAAGAATTACGTGAAGAGTTCAACTTAGCCGACGGAGCTATGCCTAACGCACAAGAACGTCCTGTGTTTGACAGTGCACTTACTAACGCTGGTTATACAACATTGCAGATTGCGGAGTATTACGAAAGTTTGAGTAATCCACAAAGTAGTCGTAAACCTAAGACAGTAGTTGTCAAAGTCGCAAAGATGTATAAGCAGGATGCTGTGGAAGATATGTATCGTGCCTTTTATAACATTACCCTTATCGGTCAAAGTATTGACTGGGTAGAGTTCTGCGATAGTATTCTACCTCACGATGCTGTAACATTTGAAAGAATGGAGAAAGCTACGTATATCAACAGAGGTGTTACCGAACTAAACTACGGTGCTATCAGTAATGCAGTAACGGGTAAAAGGACAGTTAAAATTACTCTACCTGCAAGCATTGTACGTAAAATGAACCTTAAAGAGGGACAGGTAATAACACTAGCGTTTGAAGCAGGACTCAAAGGAGATGCTATTAGTGGAACTGACAATGTTAGAGAACACTCTCAAATCGTGTTAAACTTTGACTTGTCAAAGATACGAGCTAAAAGCACTACTAACGCTGAATTGCTTAGAGAGCATGCGTTAGAAGTTGCAAGCCTTAAAGAAGGTGATTACGACGAAGACACCGAAACCATAATGCTTGAAATCTTACAAGATGAGCTTACTGATGCTAGAAAAGCGTTAAGAGCAGAACACGGTGAAGTTAGAACATTCGCATCCTTCACAAGCAGCTCTAACGAAGCATTTACCATGTAAATCAAACAATAGCCTTACCCGAGCTATCAAAAATCGGGTAATTACTACAATACAACTACCAGCAATACCTAAGCATTGTTCAGCTTACTACTAAGCTGGTAGTAATTAACTACTAATACAAACCACTCATAAAACAATACTATGACACAATTAACTAGCGTAAAACACGACTCCTTAACGATAGAAGAAAAACAGTTCACCGACGTAGATACGCTGAACGACGAGAAGAACGATAGAAACTACACTATGTAACCTATCGTAATACAAACAGGAGCTAACAGTTAATCCTTAATACTGTAACCTTTTAATTTCCAAATACGATGAAAAACAATACACAGTTATTAACAATCGCTTTAATAGTTCTAGCAGGACTACTTAGTATTTCAAACACGTATGGACAAGGTATGTCCAATCAGTTTACATTAGCAACTGATGCTAACAACATTTTCCTAGCAGGGGACGATGTTAAGCAAAACCTCATTAAAAACAACTGGTCTATATCTTTACCACTAACCAGTGGTAATACCTACATAGTTAGATTCAGTGACTCTGCTAAAAACAATGTTCGCTTTACATGCAATGGTGTAGCTCTTGAAGGAAATCTCACAGAGATGTCTATAACACCATCAGAGGACATGCTGTTACACTTAACAGCACACAGTAAAGATACTAAGAGCAAGTTCTCTTACGCCTTGCTGTTAGCACCTGCTAATGAATAGGGACAATGAATAGGGACGATACGGAGGGACGGCATGGGGTAAAACCTTGACCACTCTCCGTAACGTCTTTTAATTATGTCCCATAGTATAGCCCGCAAATAACTACCTACCTAATATAACATAGTATAGCCCGCAAATACTAACAAAAACAAACAAAACTAAACAACCATGATAGGAACAATACAAAAAATAAAAGGTGGTTATAACTACCTTGTAGAAGGAAATGTAGTAGCATCTACCCTAACAGGTGATACATACAGACTACCACTGCTTACAGAAGAAGTGATAAAAGACAAAGGAGAAAAACAAACCAAGTTCATTATAGGTTATGTAGAAGAATTACAACCAGGAGGAGGAGAACATCTTATAATAGATGATGAAGCAGACAACTATGAAGACCTATCTAAATATTACAGAGAGGGTAACAGACAAACATGGTTAGTAATAGGTGATACTGAACCAACCGAAGCAGATATAGTGATGCTAAGACAACAGTCATGCTATAGTCAGTATAAAGACAAAGTAGCACAACACAATAGGAAATTCAACTAGAACAGCTTGAAGTTAATAACAGCAGACAACACACATGAAACACACACTATTAATTACATTGCTACTACTGTTAGGTGGTAGCAATAATAAAGAAGAGGTTAAAGTAACTTGCCGAACTGTAATACAAAGCAGTAGTACAGTCATTAATTTAAAAGCTGTTGATGCTATTCTTAGGAATAACTCTTACACAGGAAGACAAAGAGGAGAGGTTATGAGAATAACTTACCCTTTATTCTCACACATAATAAATAAGGCAAGTAAGAGTTACAAACTATCAAATGAAGAACTAATAAGGTGCATCCAAGTAATTGCAGTCTCTGAGAGTAGCAACAGCATAGGACACCCTTATAGCAACAGCCTATACAACAAGAGAAACAACCCATTTGGAATACAAGGAGGTAAAGACCCTATTAGCACAGTAGAGTATTACGATGGGGTTAGAACTCCTATGGAACTATCCTTCATGTCTTTTAATAATCAACACGAAGCTATAAGCTACATAATTAATAATCTCTTTGAAAGAGATAGATACAAAATTTTACACGAATCAAAGACACCTCTACAATTCTTTAAAGATATGAAGACGTGTGGCTATTATACAGCACCAGAATACTACAACACTTTTATTCACATATACAAACAACAATAAAACAAAACAACACTATGAAACACAATAAAATAACCAGAGATACCCTCAAAGCAATGAGAGCTACTTTAAAAGAGTATAAAAAGAAAACACATATGTTTGATAAAGACTACTGTAAAATGTGCGCACTTGTTGGAGGTGCTTGTGATAAATGTATATTTAAAGTACACAACTACGATAATGGTTGTCTTGTACGACATTGTGTAGGAGGTGCTAGCGAAGAAATGGATACAAAAGCAACAAACAGGATAATAGAGTACTACACTCGCATTATTGAATATGTGGACACACATGGTATAGAATCAGAAGAAAGCTATACACCCAATTCTATTATGGGCATAGCATTAAACAAAATAGATAATGAAGTGTATAATATATTTGAACTACTAGATACTATAAAAAATAAAGGTTGGATAAAAGCCTTAGTAGCCACCAGAAGAGAATACATACTATATACACACGAATTATCATGGAGTACGTGCAAACTATGCGACAAAGCAGGTGATAACTGCGACACATGTATAATGAATACGTATAATAGACCAATACCTCCAAGCTGCACAGCTAGACAGTGCGCTGCTGGTAACAGTACTGTATTATCAATGAACGAAAGAGAGATGCTCATAGAATACTTCAACAAGGTAATAAACATGGCATCGGTAACAAGCAGAAGAGGAAAACACTTAAAGCATTTTAATAAATTAATGGTGCAGATAGACACAGAAGTATTTAACAAGTATAATAGTAAGTAAATAAAGACATCACAGTTAAATACCTCTTAGATAGGTATCTGGCACAAAAAGGAACTACTATAAAGCAGCTACTAAATATTAACCAATTAAAACAACAACAAATGGGACAATCAGCAATGGATTCAGACGGTAGGTCATTCTACCAAGATAGAAATGACGTAACAGTCACAACTATGCAAGATGTAGTAGATAGAATTAACAGCTTAGAAGAAGCTATTAATTATTACAAGTGCTCACATAGTGAAGAAGGTTACTTACACGCTACTCGTGGTATGCGTGCAGAGTTAGTGACTCTACTAGTAGCAGTAGATGAAGCAGAGGAGATAGAAGAAGAAGAAACACAGTATAACGAACTTTGTAATGAGACACTGTATTATAACGACGTATATAATAGAACTATCAGAACAATAGCACGATGTAAATTAGAATATAATAGAAACAAGCTATACAAACGTATAGTAGGTATAAATATGCAATAATAATAATTAATAAACAAATAGTATGGAAAAATTAATAATCATTTTAGGATTGCTTATAACAACAATAACATTACAAGCACAGGTAGTAGAGACATACAATGCTATTGATGTATACTCTATGAGTGAGGAGTACCCATTCTTGTATACATTAAACACACCAGTAGTTGTAGATGTAGATAGCTATAACAATATGATTATCTCATACAATGAAGGTACAGATACTTATAAACTGGCGGGTGTTAAAGGAGTATACTTACCAGACTACCCAATAGGAAAAGCCTACAAGTACCAATACATAATGAACGGTAAGGAAAGAGTTTACGTGTACATAGGAGTAAACTTTATTGAAATAGATAGAGTTAGAGAGTTCTATATATTTTATAATAAACCCTAAGTGACTAACCATATTTAAGTTCAACTAATCCCCCAGTGTAAATGTAAATCATTTGCTGCGTTTTGCACCTACTACATTGCACTGGTAGTTTAACAACATAGCAACAAACAGACATAAAATATCTAATAATAGTACCAGTAGGTAGTGCATACAGTATTAAGTTCTATGATAGGACTAACAATTATAATAATACAATACTACTATACGTAATCGCACTAACATACTATACGATTCTTTATAAAATACTAATAGCAGACGAATAAAAAAAAACAACATGTCTAAAAAACTAATAAATAAAAACAAACAGTATAGCGACCTCAGCATTGCTATAACAGAGTTTAAACGAGGCGATGTGGTAATTGCAGAGTATCATGGGAAGAAACGACCAGCTCTTGTTATCAAGGAGTCCGCTGATAAGCACCAACTGATAATAATGCCGATGACATCTATAAAGAGTGAGGATTCGGTAGTAGTTAATACACGCTTTCTCCTCTTAGAAAGTTATGTAATCAAAGGTGCAATGTACGCACAGAATAAGAAAGACCTCAAAAGGTACTTAGGACGTTGTGAAGTGCCAGTAAAGACAGTTAAAACGGCACTTAGGGATTATAAAGAGTTTCTAGGCAGCATCTAATTTACACAGGGGCTACCGTGTAACGGTAGTAATAGAATATTAAAGAATAGTAAGTAAGGCTGATGAATCCTTTACGGCAAGTATAAAGATTTATAGGAAACTATAAATAGGTTGTTACCATTGACAAGGTAAGTAAGACAACAACCTAAACATGTGTCAAGCAGATAGCATAGTGATATGTTACGTATCTTATAGATATGACCTAACCCTACAATAACATGTAGATATGGCGCTAAATACTAATAATGGTATTACAATTTAATAAATACAACTATGCAATTTAAAATATTAGCAGACGCAGTAAATAAAAGATTCAATGAGCTATGCTCTAAGTACGGAAACTTGTACATAGTGGACATGAATAAAAAACAGGCATGGAAGAAATATCTAAGGTCATACCCAACAGGTACTGATAAAATTTGGAGAGACCCAGAGAGTACCAAACATAATTGTATGGCTTGTAAGCATACGTTACGTCAATTTGGTAACATCGTAGCCATAAATGGCAATAACGAAATAGAGACTATTTGGAAAGTAGATGGTGTAGATGGAACATACGGAGAAGTAGCAAGTAAGATGGATAAGTACATAAAGACGTTACCAATATCAGGTGTGTTTGTAGAAGATATAGACTACCTAAAAAGCCTATCATCAACAAAGAAAGGAGGTAAGAACGAACTACAGTATAAGAAAATTAAAGGTGCTTACAGAGTAGGTAAAAAAAATAACATAGTAATGTATACGAAGGAGGATATAATGAAACATCCTACAAGCAAGTTATTTAAGATAGGTGATACAAAGGAGTATAATCATTTCTACTTAGACATACCCGCCGCTTATATAATAAGTGGTTCTATGGCTGCATACAACTCAGTACAGGTATCAACTGTACAAGTATTTGAGAAAGGACTTAAACTGCTTAGTATAGACACATTAGAGTTAGCACTAGACTTAATTAATCAAAAGTCACTTATTAACTCTGATAAGTTTATAGCAAACATAGAGAGATTTATAATACTTAAAAAACAGTACAATACATTAAAAACAAAAGAACAAAGAACACTGTACTGTTGGAAAGTCGGTATTACAGAAAATACTATTACAGCTACATTAGCTAACAAAAGTATTGGAGTACCGTTAAAGAAGATAGAAGAGGGTGAATACCCGTTATCTGATATAGTAAGCGAATACAACAAAATAGCAGACCCTGTAAACTACATGAATGCAGTAGCTCCTGTAACTAAGAAACAATTACAGCTAGCTGAGAAGATTATTACTGAAAAGGGTTTAATGGATAGCTTAGAAAGACGTATTGCTACAATGAGTGATTTGCCATTATCGGCTATAAACCACGTATCTAACAAAAAGAAAACAATTACACTGTTTGATAAGGTAAAACCAACAGCAGTAAGTAAGACCTTAGATTTAAAAGGTGTTATAGAGATAAGTTATGAAGACTTCCTATCTGAGATAGTACCTACAACAACACAGATGCAAGTATTATTAGAACATAGACACGCTAACAAGTTTATGGCAATAACTGCTCCGACAGTTGCGACAGCTAAGAACATGTTTAGCTGGGACAATAAATTTAGTTGGACATTTAGAAACAACCTTACTGGCATATCTGCAATAGCGGAAAGAGTAAAGGAATTGGGTGGTAGTATTGCAGCAGTTATAAGAGGTTCTCTGTCTTGGGGAGAGGGTAGGAACAACTGTGATTACGATGTACACTTAGTAAGACCTAATCTACCGAAGGTGTGTTATGAACATAAGGGTACTACTTTATCAGATGGGTGCTTATTAGATGTAGATGTACTAACTCCTAGCTTTGTAAACTATAAAGCCGTTGAAAATATTACTTATAAAACAGTAGATAGTATGAATGATGGTAAGTACACTATGTGTGTACATAATTACAAAACACGTGATAACAATAATGGTTTTGAATTTGAATTGGAATTATCAGGAGAAATAAGACACTATAAATACGATAAAGCTGTTAGTGATGGCAGTATAATAGACGTGGTTTCATTTATAAAGGAAGGAGACAAATTTACAATAATTGACCACTTGGAAAGTACTATAGACTGCAAGCAACAAACAATATGGAATTTAGATACAAATGAATTTCATGGTGTTAGATGTGTATCGTACACCCCTAATCATTGGGAAGATAACAGCGTAGGTAACAAACATGCTTTATTTATTTTAGACAATGTAAAGGTAGAGAACTCATTAAAAGGCTTCCATGTAGAGAATCTTAGAAGTGACCTTATGGAAATAAGAAAACCACTAGGACTACTTACAAAACAGGTACAAATACCAGTAAGTGACGTGAACGAGCCATTAGCAGGTATAGGCTTTAACACTACGATAGAAGATTCTGTAGTGATAAAAGTACAAGGTAGCCATACAAGACTACTTAGAGTTAGATTTTAATAACACTACAAACCATTAAAAACAAATAAAAATGATTAAGAAAGCAGTATTAAAGAATGTATCATTCAGTACATCAAAAGGAGTATTAAATGTAAGTCAATTAAATAACATGACCACAAGGTTCTTACTAAGTTACGGACTTGGCTTAGAAAGAGAGTTAGCTACTTTTGGAGAGTCGGGTAGCTTCTTTGCTAAAAAAAGAGAAGTTAGTAGCAAGGTAAAAGAACTTACCTTTAAAATAGGAGTAGTTAGAGAACTGGTTGAGTACAGAGAGGTGTTAATAGAGGAGAATGATATAAAACAAAATAAAGCAGATAGAAGAGCAGAACTTGTAGAAGAGTTGTATAATGCAAGAAAAAAAGCAAGAGAAAGATTAACAGTAGAAGAGCTTGAAAAACAGCTTAAAGAGCTTGATAATTAATAACTAATTATCAATGGTACAGTAGCACAAATAGGATAGTGCACTACTACGGTAGTTATGTGGGTTCAAGTCCCACCTGTATTGCAATTATTAACCAATTAAACAGGTGTAACATTATGAAAATAGATATAAACAAAATAAACAAAGACAACTGGGTAGTAGAGACCAGAGTAGTAAGTAACTACGAAGATAGATTTGAAGAAGCAGTAGAGCAGGAGTTAGACCCTATTTATGGTAATACTCCTATATATTCTACTAAGGACTGTCAATACGATAGCAGAATTGAAAGAAACATAATAAATGCAGAGGAATTTTTTGCAATAGAGGGAGACTTTGGGCAATACGATGATGAGTATGTAGTTGAACATACGGGAGAAGACGACTACTTAAATAGAATAGTAGATAAGGAGAACAAAAAGATAGTAGGCTATGATAGATGGTACAGTAATACTAATAACTTCAACAAGGCATTCAAATTTATGGGACAGATGCTACGTAGTAAAAAAGAAATAAACTATAATCAAATGGTTTATAAAATAAAAAGAGTAATTAAAGACAGACAAGAACTAGACATAATAACCAACTGGGGTATAAATAGAAAGAACGTGAATAACGAGTATGTATCGTCAAGTGGTGCGTTACAAGTAGCAAATTTATATATGCGACGTGATGAATACTACCTAAATAATGGTATAACAACTAAGGTATCTGAGTTAGTTAGTAAGGGTAATAAAAAAAGTAGTAATACAAAGGCATATTGGGTTATAAAGGATTTAGAAGCACAGATAAAGAAGTATGCAGGCGATACATTTGTCTGTGATTGCAGTGCTGGGGTAGAAACTAATAATGTATTAAGACGTGCATTACCTAAGTTCTACCAAGACTACTTAGATGATAAACTGACTAAGTTAATAGAGAAACATGATAGGTTAGAACGTATGTATCATAACAGGTTACATAGTAACCACTCTAACAATATACGAAAAGAACAAAGTAACAAGTGTTATAAAAATAGGAGTGTGCTACATGGTATCAATACGCAAAATAATGATGTGGAAGTGATAAAGAATGTAAGTTACTATACTAAAAGAATAACAGTTAAACCAGCTGCACTTATAAACAAAACAATGTTTAATAGGCTCACTGGTTTAAGATAATACACTGGTTGAAATCCCTAGCAGGCTTGTAGATATTCCTGCTAAAATCCATTACATGTAATAGCCTTAACGTGGCGTAGTGGTTTTAAACCGATATTACAACTCTAAACTGTAATAATACAGAGGAGAATATCAAATATCTTATAAATATGAGCAAAATTAAAACAAGTGAACAGAAGCGATGGGAAGAGGTAAAAGCAATTAAAGTAAAAGAAAAAGTTGTTTGGAAAGAAGGTACAGCTGTAAAAGTAATAGAAGAAGATGGTAGTATTAGTTACAGACACCCTACAAATAAAAACTACTTTGGTGGTGGTAATCGTAACAAACCGCAGAAGAAGAGAGGGAATGCTACTAAAATAGCTATATGCAGAAGAACTGGTAAAGTTGTTAATACAACTGACCCAAGACCTATGCGAGTAGGGGAGAAGGCAAGAAGAGATAAAAGGAATGTACTAATAAATAAAAACCAATAATAATGGCAGGTGTAAGACAAAAAGATGTAGAGAAATACATCAAGAATAAGAAGAGGGCAGCCAAGAGAGCTGTAAAGAAGCACGTAGTTATTAAAAGAACTCTCGTGCTAATAGACGGTGAGAAAAAATTTGTATCTCTTAATAAAGCTGCATCAGTTTTAAGAGGTAAGTTAGACCGTATCCCAGATAAATGTATTGGTGATGCACTGATAAAAAAGAATAACCTTATATGCAGACTAAAAACAATTAATAATAAGCGAATGCCATGAAAATATCAATTGATTTCAACAAGAGGAAAAGAACGGGTATAAGTAAAATACTTATTAAAATAATAAAACTAGTTAAACAGCATGGTCATAAAATAGAGAGATACCGTACCATAAGTAGCATATTCATACTAACAGTAATGTTACTATCTACGAGAGTACCATTTAAAAAAGATGATAATAAAATAGAAGTTAATACTGGTGCTAGCACAAGCGAAAGTACTCTAAGAAGCTATACAACTAAGAAAGGTACTAGGGAAGAGTTCTCTATGGATTTCAAAGAGTTTATAATGCCCATTATTGCTAAGGATACACTGTTTAATAATATGCCTAAGGAGGATTTAGCTATATTACTAAACATACTGGCTATAACAGAATCATCGGGTAAAAACGATGATGGGTATTGGTATGTAATGCACTCACCGATAGCAAAGAATTATAATATCTTTGGCATGAAAGCTCGCAAAGGACAAAGAAAATCTAAATACAGAACTTGGGAAGAAGAAGACGGTAAGAGGACGGTAGTTAAAAGCTACTTTGCAGTATTTGATTCTTACGAGGAGTCAGTGGAGAACTGGTTGAAGATAATTGGCACAACCAAATATGCACCAAGTAGTAGTAACGATGGGAATATACTTATAAAAGCATGGTCTCGTAAACCAAACGAGACCTGGCTGTATAGTATAGGCACATTACGTTATAGTCGTGTTATCAATGCTTATTCATGGTCAGAAGCACTTACAAATTTACAATTATGTGGGTATATGACAGATACGAAGTATCCTAGCAAAGGTGCTAGAATATACAAGAAAAGCATTAAAGAAGCATACAACAGATAGTACAGTACCTACTACGCAATAATGCGTAATAGGAATTTATAATATATTACAACAATGTCAAAAGGTGTAAATAAAATAGAATTAGAAGAAATGTGGAATAGTTGCACTTACAATGCAGAAACAGTAGCAGAAGAAGTTGCAGCAGGACTTAATAAACTGAGGATGCAAGCAATGAAAGCTAGCAAAAAGAAACCACATGTAGGCTTTCTTAAAAAACAACTCAAAGAGAAGTACGTAGAGGAGCAGAATAGAGCCACAAAACTGTTTGTAGAAAATTATAACAGGATAAACGCAATGGTGCGAAGACACACAGGGAGGGAATGGAATAACTCATTTACCGTTACTGCAAAACTTGTGAAACTACAAGAAGCTGATGTAATAGCACTACTTAACAAAGAAGGTGTATCAGATGAGGCGACTGTTGGTAAAATAGTCATTGCAACAAAACGGTATCAGAGATACGCTGAAAAACGTAAACAACTACTCCTACGCACATCTGAACAGATAAGACGTATAAACAGCGTAAACATTAATACTGACTACAAAGTTATCACAAGTACTATAAACGAGGAGAAGACTAAAAAATACACTCGTGAAAGAATGCTTTTAAAAAAGCCAAAGACAGTTAGTACGTATGATTTAATTAAAGTAACAAGAGAGGAGATACCTAATTGTTCTTATATGCAACAAGCGCATGATGAAGCAAAGGCTGATGGTGAGAGTGCTACTTTACTGGAACTTGGTAAGCTGCTCGTTACAGAACAGGAATTGCTTAATAGGGTAGATGTTACTACTGGTATTGATTTAGCTGTGCTAAACAAAAAACTAAGTAGAATAAAAAAGCGTATAGCCACAAGAGAACGTATGCTCACGGAAGGAGAAGTAATTAACGATATTGGGACTGTTCGTGAATACTACGAGGGGCTAAGAGCTAAATACTGGTTTCAAGGGCATAACTTTGTAATTAATGAAGCCTATGCAGTTAAAAAGCGTACATATAAAAAGAAACGATAATGAAATACCTTAAACAAGCAGTATCTATAATAGCACTAGCCACCGGTGCTATTACAATTTATTATATAATAGACGGTATTAAAAAATTACCGAGTATTATGTTGGTGACAGTAACAGAATTAGATACACAAGGTGATAATAAACCAAGAGAGGATGGGTAAAAAGAATAGTTACATTATACCTGTTACACTATTACTAATAATTACTATCATTGTAAGTACAACTATTTTTAGTAGTATTGATAGAGACTATGCAACTAAGAAAGACATAGTAAGTTTACAAGAGGAAATGAATAAGAGGTTTGATGCAGTATCCATATACATAGACACTTTATCAACCAAACATGATATTACGCATATAAAATTAGACAACCTTAAAGAGGACATGTCTGATTTAAAAAACGGTATAGTAGTAGTTGTAGAAGCAATAGAAGCTGATACAAAAAGAATAACAAATAACAAATCATTTATAACAAAACTAAAAGAACTATGGAGGTAACACAAATAAGAAAAGATTACAGTGAAGCATTAAACGAGTTAATCTATAATGTAATAGAAGGTAAAGAACATATAGCCATAGAGGTTATATTAAAATACTTTAAACTGTTAAAACCATACAATAGTAAAAAAAATGCTCATACAGAGCCTGATTATATTATTGACGTTATAGTTGGGTTAAGTGGGGACTTAGAACAGAGCCTTCTTCATAGTTTATCAGTCGTAGAGGAAGTGTTAATAATTAAGGATAGAGGACATAAGGAAGTAACTAGCTTTGTGAAAGCAGTTACACACGCATTATCCAATGGGGTATATGCAGATGTGCTTAATATTACAAAGTCATTAAAACTAGCTTATAAGATTAAAAACAGTGTAACCGAAGATGGTTACATTTTTGGTGTCTATAACGATAAAGAACCAGTAACTTCTAATGAAGAAGCTACACAGGCTTTATTATCAATACTAGATGGAGACCATGAAACATACCATTGTAGAGCAGTCTCTACAAAAAATAAAACACTTAGAAAAGTGTAATAAAATAGACGAGAAGTCTAACAAGCCAAAGGGTTTGTATATAACAAGCATACAGTAATAACAGACTTACCTAATTGAGGGTTGGTTTAATTTACTATACTTGTTTATACAGCTCTTTGGTTTTTTCTTCTTGTTGGCATGATACAAATTAATTAAATAGTATAAAATGGTAGAAAATAAATCAAACAAGAGAATAGCTGTACTAAATATGTCAGAGGGGTTACACTTTAAAATAATGACAGTAGAAGAGTATAAAAAATCTTACGATGTTGAAATACCTACAATGATTATGGATAATGCTTTGATGGCTGAGGTAGTAAACGCAATACACTCAAACATACTGCTAACTAAGAGTGAAGAACAATACGCATCAGATGCTAAGCAATACATGTTAGGATTATGATATATTATTACGGGGGAGAATCCCTCTATAACGTAGCTGATATAGCAGTTAATACATTAGGTATAGACACTACGCTTATAACACTAGATAAGAAAAGTATAACCAGAAAAGCTAAGGAGCTCATAGGAGGTTACATGAGTACCCCAGTGTATAGTGTAAACTCTTTGTCCGCAGTTCCAACTACTTTAAACAACACAAAACCAATATTGGATACAGAGACTACTGGTTTAGACCCTAGAAAGGATAAGGTGATTATGCTACAATTTGGAAATCTGGAACATCAGGTAGTAATAGATACAAGACACTACGATATTAGATTATTAAAAAAGGAGCTAGAAAGTATTAGATGGAGTGGCACTAACTTAAAATACGACTATAATATGTTAAAACAGTACGGTATAGTACTAAACATATTAGAGGATACCAGTATTAATGATATGATAATAGATGCAGGTACTACAGGAGATAAGGGTAAAACCGACTTTACTGAGCTAACTACATTTGGATACTTCACAATGGCAGGTAGCTATTACAGATACTTTGATGAGTCATTGGATAAGGATACTACGATGTTATTTTTAACTATTGGTCAAAAACCTTTTACTGTAAGACACATAGTATATGCGGTACAGGACATTGTTGCACCTAGTAGGATACTAGTTAAACAAGAACGGTTACTTAGAGAGAATGGTTATAGAAATACATTTAAACTAGACGACTGTGATTATGACTTACCTACGATGGAAGCAGAAGTATCATTTGGGTTAGGTGATATGGAATATAACGGTATGCCTATTGTAGTAGAAAGTTGGTTAAAGCTGGGAAGTGTCTTTAAAACAAAGATACTAAAAACTAGACAGAAATTAGATGATATTGCTATAAAAGAAAAGATAGTAAGTACTGACAAATATGGGTTGTTCGGTAACACAACTACTAACTGGAACTCACCTAAGCAACTTATAGAGTTGTTAAGTAGGATAAACGGAGCCGACTTAAAAGACTACGGTAAGAAAAAGATTGGGACAAGTAAAGCAATACTAACTCAGAATATACCAGTACATGAGATATTTAGTATATTACTTAAATACAGAGAGTATAAAAAAGCTATATCTACTTATGGGGTGAAGTTTGTAAACAAGTTCGTTGTAAACGGTAGAGTGCATGCTTCATATTGGCAGATACTCACTACTGGTAGGACAAGTAGTAGTAAGCCCAATATACAGAATATACCACATGACGAGGAAGTAAGAAGCTGTTTTAGGGTTGCAAAGGGTTATAAAATGATAAACTGTGATTACAGTGGTCAAGAATCAGTAGTTACAGCTAATAAGTGTAAGGATAGTAAGTTAATAGACTTTTACCTTAATGGTGACGGTGACTTGCATTCCTTTGTAGCTAACATCTTATTTGAAATACTGGAAGGAGTACCTCAAAATATCAGTAAGAAGACACCTAGTTATAGTGTAGAATTTGATAAGGACAAGAGGGACTTATCTAAAACAGTGAACTTCAAGCTAGATTACGGTGGGAGTATTAAGACAATAGCTACATCTTTTAGTATAACGGAAGAGAAGGCTACTGAGTTATATAACGGTGTGCTGGCAGTGTTTCCTGAGAAGGTTGCTTATTTTTCGCAGGTAGCGAAAGATAGTATTAAGCAGGGGTATATACTGATAAATGAGGTAACGCATAGAAAGAGAATGCTACCAAACTACGACAAGTTTTTAGAATACTATAAGAAAGTAATAGAGAGTATAGGTAGAGAGAAGATGGCAAGATTACTAAAGAGCTTACTAGAGAATAAGCAATTAAATACAAAGTATTGGAAAGGAAATAAAAAAACTTTGTATGCGTTAATAAGATTATATAGCAGCTATAAGAGGTTGTCAATGAATACACCAACACAAGGTACTGCTGGTGATATGACTAAGATAGCTATATTGTTATTGAGGAAGAGATTGATAGCGAAAGGTTACACACCACTACATACAGACGTAAAACTTTTAGCAGAGATACATGATGAGATATTAAGTTCATGTAAGGAGGAAGATGCTGAATGGTTGGCATTAGATGTAAAAAGTGCTATGGAAGATGCGGGTGCTTTATTCTGTGAGATAGTGCCTATGAAAGCAGAACCCGTAATACAAGATACATGGGGACATTAGATAAATAAAGAGTATAATGAAAACAACCAACAAACCACTTGTAGATTGTCCGCATTATAAGAATAAAAGGGGTATTATAAATAAGGTAAATATAGACGTATAGAATGGCAATAAAATCAACAGTAAGTACTGGGAAAAGAAAAGGGATAGCTTATAACGATATGTCAAATAAGAGATGTGTAGATTGTGGGAAGCCACTAAAGAGAAGGTTAGTAGAAAGACAAGGACATGATAGATGCTACGTGTGTCATAAGCTACGTAATGGAGTAGTGAGTGCTACTTACCACAAGAAGAATGGTGTATTAAAAGTGGTAGATTACGTAAAGAAGCAAGAGCAACAACAACACTCGTATAAGAGTAATTAAACATGGAGACAGTATGTATATCACTCAAGAAACATAGATGTAATAGAAGAGGATAAAATAGAGGAGTCGCTAAAATGGCGGTTGATACAGATACAATGAATAGAGTAGTAACAAACATATAATAAGTAAATATGGCTAAATTAAGAATTATACTAGGTGATACAGGTACAGGTAAAACTTATTCACTTAGAAACCTATCACCAGAGAGTACAGTAATAATACAGGCGGTAGATAAAGACTTATCGTTTACTGGTAGTAGGAGAACTTATAATGCTACTAGTAAGAACATAGCAGTAGCAAACAATTATGCGCAGTTAATAAAGTATTTAAAGGCTATTGACAAAAAAGCCACTAAAGTAAATACGATAATAATAGATGATGTTGGATTCATTATGCAAAAAGAGTTCTTTGCAAGAGCTGAGGAGACTGGGTACACAAAGTTTGGTGAGATGGGTAAACACATGCAAAGTATATTAGATGTAGCTAATAACACTAAATACATAGATAACATCTTCTTAGTATTTCACGATGATGATGATACTAATGACAGGAAAAAGGTAAAGAAGAAGATTAAGCTAATAGGACAGATGTTAGAGGATAAGTATAACCCATTAGCATTAGTAGATGTGGTGTTATACAGCTACTGTGAATTTGATGACGATGACATAGCACAATACGGGTTTATAACTAACAGAAGTAAGTTAGATAAGATTATAATACCTGCTAAATCGCCAGCTGGAATGTTTGCTGAGTTAAAAATAGATAACGACTTAGATGTGGTAATAAAAAGAATAAATGAATACTATAATGAATAAAGACAAAACAACAGTAGTAACGTACAGTAAGCAAATAACTGTTACAGAGAAGAAGTTAAAAAAATACTTTACAAAGGAGGGGTTTGAAAAGCTCACTTACCAAGAAATGGTAGATAGCTATGCAGAGCACTCTATGTTGGAGTACCTAGAATGCCATACTGGCTATAACGCTTTAAGCGACATGGCGAAGACAAAAATGCTAATAAAAGAATAAAATATACATGAACCTATATAAACAAGATAGTAAGGGTAAGATACGCCTTATTGAAATAAAGACGTCTGGTGAGATGCTTATACGTTATACGGGGATAGTCGGTGGTAAAATGGTAAAGCATATTAAAGAATGCACTCCTAAGAATACTGGTAAATCTAATGAGACCAGTGGAAGAGAGCAGGCAACAAAGGAGGCAGAAAATCTAATAACAAAGAAATTAGCAGAAGGGTATAAATACACGATAGAAGAAGCAGAAAATAATAAAGTTATATTACCCATGCTAGCTTACTCGTATAAAGACCATAAACATAAAGTAAAGTTTCCTTGTTACGTACAACCGAAGTTAGATGGCATAAGGTGTATAAAGAGTAACAAAGTGATGTTGTCAAGAAAGAATAGGGTTATTGATACACTACCACATATAGCTGTAGTAAATATAGCTACCGACGACGTGATAGACGGAGAATTGTATGCACATGGTAAGTCATTCCAAGAGAATGTGAAGTTAATTAAAAAGAATAGACCAGAGAGTGCTGATATTAAGTATCACGTTTACGATATGATTAGCGATAAACCGTTTGTGGATAGATACAGTACTTTACATGATTTAGTACACGGTATAGATAGTATAGAGTTAGTACCAATACAGATGATAAAAAATGAGGAAGAATTGTTTAATGCACATAAAGTATATTTAAAACAAGGATACGAAGGTACTATAATACGACATGGCGATAAAGGATACGAACCTAACAAGAGGAGTGACAGTTTACTGAAATATAAGGACTTCTTAGATGTAGCTATTAAAATAAAAGATATAATACCAGAGGACGTACATAAAGAATTTGGCTCTCCTGTGTTTGATTGGGAAGGAGCAAAAGGACATAGGTACGGAGATAATATACTCGGCTGTGGTGTTAAAATGTCTCATAAAGAACGAGAGAAGATGCTAACCAACAAAGAAGATTACATAGGTAAGGTAGCTGAATTAAGATTCTTTGAATACAGTAATACTGGAGTACCACGTTTTCCAGTGATGGTAGGGATTAGAATAGATAAGTAATGATTAAATAATAATTAAATACAATAGGTATGACAATAAACGAATGTAAGAGATTATGTAATGCTGTTAATTCATATTACACACGCGATAATGAGTACGCAAAGAAATACATTATGGAGGTACTGCAATTTGAAGTAAATGAGGGAGATGACGGTCAAAAAATGCAGCAGCAAGATAACAATAACACAGGGGGAGCTGACGTAGGAAGCGATAACGATATTAGCAATAATGTGTTCAACGTAAATCAAGGATTGGGAGGTACAGGTATATATAGTAAGTACACAAATAAGTACTTAGGAGTAGTGACTGACTATGCTTTGTCAGTGGGAGGTTTAGCGTGTGTATGGGTAGGTGATACACCTTATACACTTGGAGAAGTCTTAACTAAAAAAGAACTAATAGAGTCAGGTATAAAACCTATGTTCTACACAGAGGACTTTACAGATGGTACGTTTCCTAAGAAGAGCTGTATTAATTGTAATAAAGCACCTATGAACAGTGATATGTGTACTACTACGAAGTGTCATAAGGGCTTGGACGGTAGGGCAGAAAACTGGCAAGGCACATTAAAAGGAAGAGCTATCTATCAAAACGAGGAGAGTTGGATTGTTGGGTACGATAAGGAGGGCATACCAGTAATAAAGTATGGTTGTTTTGTAAAAGGTAGTAAAGTGAATACTAAACATTTCTCAAACGAAACAAACGCTAAAACTTACTATAATGAATTAAAATGGAAAGGTAAGTTAAAGTTTAAGATAGGAGACACGGTAAGATTGAAAGTAAATACGTGGTATAAGAGTGTAAATGGTAGTTTAATTTATATTACAAGTACCGAGCACTTTACGGGATATGGTTGGGGTACTGATGGTACATGGATAGCTAAAGCTACTACCACCATTAAAGGAAGACCAGAAGATTGGAGTATAGCTAGTACAAAAGAAGTAGAGGCTGCGTTGAATAAAGAAGTAAGTGCACGGTACAGTAAGGGTGATAGGTTTAATAGTGCTTACTCTGGTAGCGTATATAGTGCATATAGCGGTATTGTGGAAGATATACGCATACATGGTATAGACAGAGATTACACTAGTCAGATAAAACAAGGCATATCTACAGGTAACCAGTGGTTGTATGTAGATGGTAGTTGGGCAAGTGTAGTAGAGAAGTCAGTAGTTAATAAGATTTGGGGAAATTATTAACTATTAATATACCAATAGATGACTAGAAAATTAGCACATGTAGAAGTAGTTATATAAACAAAATAATAACAAACGGGAGACTTACTAAAATAAACTTAAAGTAGGTGATAACGTAGTAGTAATGTATGCAGAGGGGTTACGTCGGTACGTACATATAGGTACTATAATAGGATTTACAGAGCTTATAGCTAGGGTGGGAACGGTGTATACATTAAATACATACAGTCGTGATGTTTATAACAAGAGTAGATATGATTGATGTAATAGAAAAAGAGTTAAATAATTGTAACTAAGCTAATGCGTAAGATAGAGGAGCAAATGGTTTGTAAGCTATACAACCACAAAAAGTTTAGCAATAGGAATACAGAGGTAGTTGTACACAAGTGTAAGTCAGTTGTACTGCTACATGAGATGAGAATAGCTACATTATACAAAGATGGTTTACTGATAATAGAAGACGGTAACTACCAGTCTAATGTAACCAAAAGTAGATTAAATGCTTTACCAGGAGTAGCTATACAGCAAATAGATTACCAGTGGTATCTAAATGGTAAGAAGTGGAATGGTGATAGAACTATAGTAGCTTAGCTGTAACATGGAAACAAAACATTACTTCATGGGATAGCTTATTTGCAGTACGAGATAGGAGAAACAGAAACACAGAATATAACAAATACAATAGTAGATAAAATTAAACAGTTAATATACAATGGACATAATAATGTGTGATGGTAATGACTGTACATTACGAGAAGACTGCTTAAGATACATAGATGAGGAATCTTTTACACACCAGAACAAGTTTACAGAAGCACCATTTAAAAATAACAGTTGCGGATACTTCTATGGGGTAGTAACTAGTATGTCAATTACAGAGAAGGAGAAGACGAGTAAGTTTATACTACAAGATGGAGATAAGCTCACAGATGGTGAGATACATAAGATGACAGCTCAGTGGGAATTGGGGAACTTAGTAGGAGATAAGAGAAGATTATTGATGTATTATAATGCACTAGTAGAAGCAAAGAGTAGGATAAAGGAGCTAGTAATAAGAATAAAAGAATATGAGAATACAACTAATTAATACAAATGATACATGAAGAGATAAAAAGAAAAGACCTTACAAACAAGGAGAGTTTATGTTTATACTATTTGTATATAGGTAAGATAAAGTATGCAGATGAGTTAATAAGTGGGTATAACGGTTACGACAGTACGAAGTTAGTTAGTACACTAACTGATAAGGGCTACATAGTCCCAATAGTGCCGTTAGTATTTACTAATAAGACGATAGATGCTTTTGGTGAGGGTAACAATATTGTTAAAAGCACTACCCCCAGTGTAAATGTGATGTCGCCTTTATCTAATAGTTGCGGAGTTTACCTACTTACAGAGTACCGTAAGTTATTTAAAGATGCTTTCAGGTCAAGAATGGGAAGTAAGACTGCTTGTAGTAGCAGGTTATCGTACTTCCTATCCAAACACGACTATACAGATAAGCAGATACTAGATGCCACTAAAAATTATATAGACTCACAGAGAAGTAGTGGGTATAAGTACTTACTGAAGGCGGAAAACTTTATTAACAATACACGAGAGGATAAAGTAACAAAGGAATTACTAATAAATAGTAGATTACTACAAGAGTTAGAGGGTATGAACTTTGAAAAAGATAACTCTACAGTGGGAGGAGGTACACACGAATGGGTATAAGCATAGATTGGTACGAACAATCACTTAAAAGGATAGAAGACGGTAAATTAGGATTGAATACGGGGTTTCCATTCAGGTTGGGTGGAGACCTCAGTAAACATTTATCCATAGTACCAGGTAAGTATTATTTAATAGGAGCACTTAGTAACGTAGGAAAGTCATCTTTCCTATACGACCAGTTCTTATTTAATATGCACGATAAAGCTACTACTGGTAACTTCAATGTACATATAGACATCTATACACCAGAAATTAGCCCTGCTGTGATAATAGTAAAAGCTATGTGTTATTGGTTATTTACTAGGAAAGGGATACTCACTACACCGAAGTTACTGATGAGCGAAGGAGCTCTGACGATACCTAGTCATATAGAGGAGTTGATTATGTCTAAAGAATGCGTAGATTACACTACTGCGCTTGTAAACAGAATATCATTCTACACGTACATTACAATAAGTAACTTAAAGAGGAATACCTTTAATTATTTAAAGACCAACGGTAAATTAACAATAGAGGATAGGCAGATAGTAAAGTATGAACCGCATAACCAGAAAGATGTATATATGGTAGCAATAGACCATATAGGTATTGCATCATCTATCGGTGGAGCAAATAAGAAACAAACAATAGATGATATTAGTAAGTTTCTATTCACTGTTAGGAATCCGACTAAGCTGATAGCCATTGTAGTTCAACAGATAACGCCAACTAAGGATTATACACCTGAACAAAGGGTACTACCAGGACATACCGACCTCCGTGATTCAAAGTCCACTTACGAGGATGCTGATATAATGATTGGTATTGGTAGTCCTTATAGGGAAGGAATAGCGTTATATGGGGGTTATAAGATAATACCGAGAAGTGCTGCAGATTCAGATGGTCTCAAAGGTAGGTTTAGAGTGATAAACATAATGAAAAACAGAGATGGGGATATTAACATACTTACGCCGACTTTCTTTTTCGGTGAAATAGGTTACTTTGGATATATTGGTAAAGAGAGTGTCGTAGATTACAAAAAAATAAGTGAAAAAGTTGCAATAACTAAATAATTGTTGTATCTTTGCATTCTAATTAAGAACGGGTGCTAGCAATAACGCCAAAGAGGAGTAAACCACAAAACAAAACAAACATGTCAAAATTATCAGTAACAGGTATCAAAGGAAGTACACTAACGTCAAATGCGGTAATAGGAGTAAAAGCAACTTCTAATGGCGCAAGAGTACTTAAACCAAGAGCATCCTACATTAAAGGATACAAATCATCTAAAAGCAGAGAAGTTGCAGTAGGCAGTAACCAAGAGGATACACTAGTATTAGCTATCCTTACAGACGACACTGAAGAAAGAGCATCTAAAAAGAAACTAATAATCCACAACCCTTATACGCTAAACCTATTACGAGATGATAGCGATAACGGTCATGGTAAAGCAGTAATCTTATTGAGAGACTTCAATACTGACAAATTATACTTAGTAGTTGATGAAGCTGGACTAGTTACTCAGATTAGTACTACACGAGCTAAAGTACCTGAGTTCCATAAGTACTCAAAGTTTATCAATCAATACAATAGAGAATTTGACTTATCTAAGGTCAATGAGTTCTTATTTGACATCAACACAACAGAGGAAGAATTTACATTCGTAGGAGACGATAATGAGTTTTCAACAGTGAAAGGATACGAACTTACGTATAAAGAGAACTTGTTAGAAGCTAACGAACTATACAATGCTTACGTGGAAAAGCGTGACGTAGATACCACTATAACAGGTATTGTAGCTAATCAAACAAAAGTAGATGGGGTAGTAACAAAAGAAGAAGTAAGCGAAATAGACGAAACAGAAGAAGTAGAAGAAAATAAAGAAAAAGTAGAAGTAGTAGTAGAAGCAGATGAAGACATATTTGCATAGTAGAATAGATACAAAATAATAAATACAATATAGACGTGTAGCTGAAAGGTTGCACGTCTTTTAAGTATAGTAATAGAGTATAACACACACATAAAAACAACAAAACAATATGGGATTACTACAAGATGCTTTCAAAAACGCAGAAGAGAAAAAAGACATTAAAACAATCAAATTTACGGGTCTTATTAATGCGGAACTAGTAGGAGTGAACCCTACTAATGAGGAGCGCTTAGAGTTAGGGATGAGAGAATATACAGATAGAAATGGTGATAAGGTAGATGAGGAATACGTAACACCTGCAAAAGATAAAGATGGTAATATAGAGGACTTTGAACAAGTTAAGCTACTATTTATATTTAAAGTTATTACACCTACAGTAGTCAATGATAAGACTGTTGTACAGAAAGAAATGGCTGGTACAATAATTGATATACCGGTATGGGTTAAAAATACAGAGAGAGCTGTAAGCAGCAAAGGGTCTTACTTGTACACAAATGGTCAGTTACAAAAGACTTGGGGTAAAGCAATAGATAGAATAGAACCATCTAACTACATGACGCTTACTAATAAAACAACGGGTAAAGGCTTTGATATTAGACGAGGGCTTGACGGAGAGGACAGATTTATTGAATTTATGGCTAGCTTGATACCTAAACAATTACCACTAGGAGTAGCTGACTGGAACTGGGATGCTATATTTGGTGGTGACTTCAGTGAACTAAAAGAGTATATAGAGCTATCTAAAGGAGTTAAGACTCTTATGGGGTACGTTAAAGTTAAAGACTTCAAAAACGATGAAGGTAAGACTATACTATATTTGAGACAGATGTATATGCCAGTGACTGGTAAAAACAATATTAGAAAGTTACTTAACAATTGGTTTGGTAAAAGCAGCAAGTACCATATAGATGACCTCGTAATGTGTGATGTAGATGAAAGCGGTGAAGACATAGAAACTGCTAATAGTCGCATGAACACTAAGGAGGTAGTAATAGGAGACTTCCTACAACCCGAAACACATAGCACACATAGCGAAGAATATGATGAAAAAGAAGATGACCTACCGTTCTAAATAGAACAGATATAAATAATGCCCAATGGCTCTAGTAGCTGTTGGGTATTCTTGTATATGGACAGTAGGCAAATATTACAACACTACTTAGGTATTAGGAAAATACCAATAACAATACAGTCACCATTCAGAGATGATAAAGTGGAGTCCTTCGCAGTATTCAGCACAAGAAGCGGTAAGGTTAAATATAAAGACTTGGCTACTGGTGACACAGGAGATGGTATAGACTTAGTAATGAAGTTAAATAATATATCGTATGGAGAAGCGATGGATAAAATCAGAAGTGAAGTAGAGGGTGGCATAGCAGATGCAAAAACGCAGCAACGATTACATTATACACAGGGGGCTGCATACAACCCTATAGAAACAACTGCGTACAGGAAACACCCAAAAGCGACACTACAATACTGGAATGATTACACTATAACAAAACAAGACCTTGCAGATGAAGGTAATATATCTTCATTAATGTCTTTTAAAGTAGGTGATAAAACTATCTACGCAGGTAATAATATAGTAATATGCTATACGTGGTACTATAAAAATAAAGTGTATAAGAAGATATACCAACCACTAAATAAGAAGTACAAATGGTTAAACAACATGAGAGGTGTTAGTGGTAAAATAATACATAACTTAAATAAGCTAGATAGAAAATTAGGTTACTTAATTATAACGAAAAGTGTAAAAGATGTTATAGTTATAAAGAAAGCTGGATACCCAAACGTAATTGGAACACAAGCCGAAGGCTTGTATCTGGAACAACCGCTACTAAATAAGTTAATAGATATATTCCCTAATATCTATATACTGTATGACAATGACTGGGAAAAAAGAATGAATAGAGGACAGCTATACGCAAAAGAGATACTTAGAAAGTACCCTAATTTTGTAAACATAGTGCTACCTGATATAACCAAAGTTACTGATGCCAGTGACATGGTAAAACATTATAACAACACAAATAAACTAAAACAACTACTAGATGATAACATTAAATTTAATGACAGACTATGAAATAGACGTAAGAGTAGCAACCATATTAGAACTAATATCTACACCAAACCGAACTAATACATGGAAACCGCTTCCTTTATATGATGTACTAAATACAGTAATGATGAAAGCTAATGAAGATAACATATCTACCGTTAAGGAAGTCATCGTAACAATAGGGCTGTCTAAGAATAATCGTTCAACACCCTATATGCGTAAAGTAGAGAAAGATATAGTTACTTACTTAGAAAGTGGTTATAACCTACCAACGATACAAATGATGCGACTAGTTACAACTATGTTTGCAGAGATAAGAATGAATAAAGAAGAGGATAAAGAATACTGTAAAACTATATATGTACTAAACAGTACAAACAAAAGTATTGCATTGCGTATAGGACTTGGCTACAATATGTCTATATGTAGTAACGGTATGATAATTAACAGTGACGTAGATATAAAGAAGAGGCATACAGGCGATATAGAAAACTCTTTGCATACAATGCTTGAAGAAATAAAAACATTCATAGCATCAGATGATACTAAATTAGATGCGTTTATAGAAGACATGAGGGGTATTGAACTGCCACGATACATACAAAATGCTTTCTTTGGTAATATGTTAGAAGTATTACCACAGGGGGTAGTAATAGCGGCTATAAAGTATAGAGACAGTGATGATAACCTATTTCCTATAGATGAGGAAGGTTTTGCAACAGTGTGGGACTTATATAACTGGTTTACTGAGGCAATTAAGATAGGAGACCACAAAAATAAATTAAAGTATTACGCATTATTAAATGAATTTATAATTACAATATATGGAGAAAAGCAGATATTATTCAATAAGGGGGGAACTAAAAAACTTATTACCAAGTAAAGGTACTGATAGATACGATGTAGCTCTTAGTAGAGCTGCTTCTATATTAAGAGATATACAAGGTGTGCAAAGACCATTGTCTGAATTACTGAGTAATGGTAACAGAAAAATAGGTAACGATACGCTAATATTTAACATGACACCAGCTAGTAAATGCCCTAGTGAAAAACTGGGACTATGTGTAGTAGCTGACAAATGCTATGCTAAGAAAGCAGAAGTACAGTATTGGTCGTGTGTACCTGGATATAGAGAACAGCAGATGCTATATTGGGATAACCATACAGCAAAGGAGTTTGTAGATGACTTAGTACCAATATTGAATAAATACAAAGGGTCTATAAAGTTCATACGCTTTAACGAGAGTGGTGATGCAAAGAGTCAAAAAGACGTTAGTAAACTTGTAAGAATACGCAAGCTATTAACAAAAACACTGGATGATAGTAGCGGTACTGTGCAAATGTATATATATACAGCCCGCAAAGACTTGAATTGGACTACTGCTATGAAAACAAAGGGACTTACTATAAATGGTAGTAATTTTATGCTAAATAATAACTTTAATCTTGTAGTAGAACCAGAGGATGCCATAGGAACTTCGTACTGTGGAGGTGATTGCAGAGTATGTAATCTATGTAAGTATAGTAAAAATAAAGTAATAAACATTAGAATACACTAAAAAAAATTAAAATAACATGACTGACAAACAAAGAGCAATACGGATAGTAGATGGGTTAAATCGGTACGCATATATGGGTAAGGTAGCTAGACATTGGGGATACTTAACAAAAGGTGGTAAAATAAGTAAGCACCAAACAAATGAGATGATAAAATTTATTAAACATAACGGGTATGCTTGCACTAACGGTACTTGGGCACTGGCAGAAAATAGACAAGCAACAGAAGAAGTGAAAACAACTGTTAATAAGATGGGTGCGGCAGAAGAACTCTTCTTTACTAATATAGGTATAAAAAAACCAACACCGACTATGCGTACTTCGTATAAAGAATTTGTTGATACAGTAACTGCTGCTACAACAAGTGTTACAAAGACTGCGTATATTCTAGCAATAGACCAATCACAATCTACTGGTGGTATAAGACTGGCTATAGAAAGAGCAGTTAATAAGACCATACATAGCTTAAGAGAAGCCAATCCAGATGCCTTAATAGGTATAGTAACATATGGGTATCCAGTAGATGAAACAACCTTAGTACAAGATATGGTAGAAGTAAAGAATCTCGGTAGTTACAAGCATAAAATTGGATACTGGACACCGCTAAGTACTGGTATAATGGAGAGTGCTTTAGAATTAAGAAAACTTACAGACTACAATAAAACTGTTATATGCTTTACAGATGGGCAAGAAAGTCAGTTTACTGACTATAAACCAAAAGATGTAAAAAAGATGATAGAAGAGGGTGATGTAAATGTAGTGTATCTAGCACCCAGCCTAAATGCTACTATGTGGACTGGCGACGATGGAACAACACCATACACAGTACTGGCTGGCATTAAAGAAGGAAACATGGTAGAGTTCTCATTAACTAATACAGGTATAGAATCTATATTTGATAAAGTCATAGGCAGTATAACAAGAAGAGAAGAACAAGCATCAAAAGGAGAGGACTTACCAGATGAGTTCTTTATGGGTATATAGTATATAAATAGCAACACTTAGAATACGGTATAAATTATAAAACAGTGACACAGTGAATAAAATAAAAATAGGTGATTACATTACAGTATTGCAAGTAACTAAAATAGTAGGTACTGAAGTAGTAAATGGTAAAGAGCGGTTTATTACAAAAAGAGAAGGAGGAGCAGAAGTTAAAATGTCTAAAGGACTTGTAGAAAGAGATGGTGATAACTTATCAGATAAAATACGTGGTAAAGCTACACAGTTTGGTACAAGGACTAAATTATTAGAACAGTTTACTATGGAGCTACCAGCAATGAGAAACAAGCTAGTACAGATAGTATTCTTTAAAAAGCCTGATAGTAAAGCAGTATTTATTAAAATGAAGGCAGGAGAGTATAATCAAACTTCATTTGCAGAAGCAATAGCACATGGAGATAGACGTTCTATGATAGGTACGCTAGTAGTTAATGCTAATGGCGACTATATTAAAAAACACGGGCAATTACAGATGAGAGAATTTGATACATCTAACGTCAGACCAGTTAATATAAATAGCATAATAAGTTATACATTTCACAATTTAAACACTATATAAGATGTCAAAAAAATTAAATTTCATTCCAACGGGTAGTAATGTAGTACTAGAAGCTAGTAAGACGACAACATCTAAGTCAGGTATTATACTTAGTACTGTTTCAGATAGTAGTAGTATGCGTACTAGCAAGGTACTAGCAGTAGGAAACAAGGTAACTGAATCAGGTATTGTAGTTGGTGCTTTGGTATGGCATATGGTAGCTATAGCACCGCCTATCAGTATAAACGGTATAGAGTGCCTTATAGTAGACCAATTACATATTCCAGGTATAGTAGAAAACGAGAAAGACTTACTAACTAAATAGTATTGATATATATAGTAGCTAGATAAAACTAGCTACTACCGTTACACTAAAAACATATATACATGGGAGAATACTTTAAAAATAACGAGTTTGGTAGAAGCATCTTTAATCAGAAATGGTTACAAGGAGCAGAAGTCACAATACAAGACTCATTTGAAAGGATAGCAAACGCTATTGTAAAAAAGGATAAAGAGAAAAATTACACAGACGGTATAGACAAGATAACAATACTACGACTATTTAATGAAGGTAAATTCATACTAGGTGGTAGCTATATGGCAAGTGTTGGTACTGATAAGCTAGTAAGTACACGTAACTGCTTTGTAATAGGTAATACACCAGACTCTTATAATGGTATATACAGAACAGCTTTAGATGCTGTAAATCTTATGAAGCGTAGAGGTGGTGTAGGACACGACTTATCGCACATTAGACCAAAAGGAGCTGTAGTTAATAATGCAGCTAATACATCTACAGGCATAGTACCATTCATGGAACAGTATAGTGAAGACACACGCAGAGTCGCACAAGACGGCAGACGAGGTGCGTTGATGTTGAGTATAGACGTTAGGCATCCTGATGCAGGAGACTTCATAGATGCTAAAAAGGACACAACTAAGATTACTGGAGCAAATATATCAGTAAAAGTGAGTGATGATTTCATGGAAGCGGTAGAAACAGACTCACAGTATGTGCAAACATTCCCTATAGATGCTAAATTACCAGCAGGTTGGGAAGCTAAGTATACAGAAGGACTATGCTTAATAGACGGTATGTATATTAAAGTAATACGTGCTGTAGAACTATGGGACAAGCTGGTGCACAATAACTGGTTAAGTGCAGAACCAGGTGTACTATTCTGGGATACAATACTTAGAGGCGGTACTGGTAAATACGGTAAGGAGTATGAGGAGGTGAGTACTAATCCATGCGTAAGAGGTAATACACGTATAACTACACATGTAGGTGACCTATTTATAGAAAATGAAGTAGGTAACTGGCATGACGTTTGGAATGGTAGTCAATGGGCTACTGTTAAAATAGAGAGGACTGGAAAAACAAATAAGTGGTTACGCATAGACACAGAAGATGTAGCACCATCAGTAACGGTACCTACACGCAGCTATTCGTTAGAATGCACCCCTGCACATAACTGGTATCTAGCTGGTAATATAAAAGTACAAGCAAAAGATATAGTGGTAGGAGATACTATAGAACCTTACTACCTAGATAATCTTGATAAGGTGATACAGACAGTTGTAAAAAAAATAACTGTAATAGAAGTAGACAATGAAGATACATTTTGTTTTACAGAACCTTTAAAACATAAAGGCACTTTTAACGGTATAGTAACTGGGCAATGCGGAGAACAACCCTTACCACCAGATGAGTCTTGTGGATTGATGCACCATAACTTGTATGCTTACGTGATAGACAAATTTACAAGAAACGCTGAGTTTGACACGGTAGAATATACAAAGGACTGTGAAATATATCATAAGATAGCTGATACCCTTGTGGACGTAGAGATAGAACATATAGATAGAATACTTAATAAACTACTACCTATAGATAGGGACGAAGTTGATTTGTGGACTAATATACGCAGAAAGCTAATAAAAACGAGAAGAGTTGGAATAGGTATTACAGGACTAGCTGATACACAAGCTGCTTTAGGATTAAAGTACAGTGATATGAGCTATATAAGTAGTATAATGGATATAAAGGCTAAAACAGAAGAGAGGACTAACTATGCTTTAGCTAATACAAGAGGAGAGAGTATGTTTAGTAAGGACTACAGAATAGATAACAATGTATCTACGGAGAAAGCATTAAGAAACATACAAACAAGTACAATAGCACCAGTAGGTACTGGTAGTATTATATTAGGTGTAAGCAATGCAGCAGAACCATTATATAGTGTACAAGGTTTTAGAAATGTGAAGGTACTTGATGATGCAGAATATGACTTCATAGATGAGGTAGGGGATAAATGGCAGACACTGCCTACAATGCACCCACCATTTGTAGACTGGTTGAATGCTACTGGACTGGGTAATGGTATAACAAACATAGGAGAGATTATAAAGTCATCCTCTTGGTATAAACAGACAGCACATGATATACTCTGGCAAGATAGAATAGCAGTACAAAAGACAATGCAGCGTTATATAAATAGTGCTATAAGCAGTACAATAAACTTACCGAATGATACTACAGAGAAGACTATAGGAAAGATATACAAAGCTGCACACAAAGCAAATTTGAAAGGACTTACTGTGTACAGAGATGGTTGCAGAATGGGTGTTGTTCATAAACACGCTACGCTCCCCAGTGTAAATGTAGAGACTGCACGACCAGAAACACTTAATTGCGATGTACATAGTGTGCGGATTAATAGTAACTTGTGGACGATAGTAATTGGTTTACATAAAGATAAGGTGTATGAAATATTTGCATTCAAAGATGTAAAGACTCATTTATTAGTAAACAAAGGAGAAATAGTAAAACATGTAAGTAAAGATACAAAGACGGTATATGATTTAAAGACTGACTACGTGGTGCTAGAAGACTTAGCATCTCACTATATGAATGGTGAAGAGGAGGTACTGACTAGGCTACTTAGCAGAGTGTTTAGAATGGGTGGAACAGTACTACAAGCAGTAAGAGATATAGATAAGGTAGAATTGCCTATAGGTGTATTTGCAACAGCTGTAAAGAGAGTATTAAGCAACTATATAGCAGATGATACCGTAAAAGGAGACTGTCTTATATGCGGTGGTACTATAAGATACGAAGGTGGTTGCTCTATATGTGATACATGCGGAGATAGTAGTTGTGGTTAGTAGAATAGATAATAAACATTAAATAACAATATTATGTACACATTAAATACAAAATTAGTAGGAGGCGAGGTAGTAAGAGTAGTGAGTAAGGATATGCGGAGGATACCTTTTAAAACATTGCATAATAAAGTAGATACAGCGTACACTAATAGGTCGTTGAATAAAAAAGAGTTTAGTAAACTACGAAGAGACGTTATAGCAACTGGTGAGATAATTGGGTGTGAGTTCGTGAAAGCAGATGGTAGTATGCGTACTTTTATAGGGACACTAGATGGTTTAGGTGTGACAACACATCTACAAGCTACTGACTTAGATAAAGCAGAAGCCAACGGAACAGACGGTATGATACAAGTTAATCTTAACACTATAAAAAGTATAACTCGTATAGGCTATGATAGTACAGTAACATATTACAATACCCTATAGTGATACCTATAATAGACGGGGATATGCTTATACAGTATTACAGTCTATTACAAGCTAGTACAGAAAAAGATAAGAGTATTGCAGTAGTTGTTAAAGAACAACTACTGAAGCTCTTAAAAAACTTACTAGTTACAGATGGATATTATATATTTGTAAGCAATAAGGAGATACTGAATTACTATAATGTAGAAGCTAAAGCAGTAAAAAAAGTACTATTAAAAGGAGGGTACAAAAGACAAGACGGTTCAACGCATAGGTGGGGTGCGTATTTAGTAGATGATGTACCTTCTGCTATAAAATCTGTACTATCCAGAATACCCGTAAGCAACACTAAATTAAATAGACCTACTACAAATACAATACCTGTAGTAGTACATAACGATAATAAACTACGTATATTACAAGGCTATCACTACTCTAACAACACTATAACACAAGCTAAATTAGAGTATATTAACAGTGATAGAGCTAATATGAATACATATATGTACTTAGCGGATAATGTAATTAAGAATATGCCGTTAGAAAACATGACTAGTAGTTATGCCAATATAGAAATTCAAACAATGTACGTAGCTAAATATGGATTACCTGATGGATTAATGAGGTTCTATAAGAGGTCACTAGAGTTGATGTACTTTAAACAAGAAATACAGTACAAACAGATAAATTTCCATTATGGTAAATAGAACAACGGCTTACGTATTACCCTTAGTAGTACCACTGTCGTTAAAAACAGAAGATATGGTAGCGGTACTACCTAGTAGAGAAGCACTAGAGGATGACAATAAACAAACGCATTACTTAGTATACGTTACTAATACATCAGATAACTTGTATAGCGTAGAAGGTTTTATAGGAGTAACTACTGCGATAGACGGTAAAAGCTACGCATGTTTTAAAGTAAGAGATAGATTCAAGGCGGACTACGACAAGTTTGTATTAGGGTCTTACTCTGCTATGTCACTTATGGCTAAGAAGCTAATAATATCTTTTGCAGATAAGGACGATGTAAACAGAATAGAACAAGTACTGACAGCTAGTGATACGTCAATGAAACAGCTGGCAAAAGAACTGACAATAGATAACGATGAACAAGAACAATTAGTGCTATACGATGTTATAAAAGAGCTTAATGCTATAGAAGATATTGTATATACAAATAATGAGTACTTACCATAAAAATCATAACATGGCTAAAGAGAAAGCAATAAAATCAGTAGAAGTAGCAAAAGAAGTAACCACAAGTACACAACTAGGTATAAGTATAAACGTACTAGATGGGGGTAAACTACCGACAAAAGCACACGAGGATGATGCTTGTTACGACTTATACGTCAGAAGTATAGATAAATATTATACGCATACGAAAGAACTAAGAATAGTTTACTACTGTGGTATAAGAACACAGATACCTACAGGATACGAAGCAGTAGTAAGACCACGTAGTAGTATACGTAAGTATGATATGCTGATGACTAACGCACCAGGAACAATAGATAGCGGCTATACTGGAGAATGGTCTATTACAATGGCACTATTAAAGCCAATGGAGCATATTAAGTTACAGAAGTTGATAGCTGGTAAGATAGTGATAGGTTCATATAATATAGGTGATAAGATAGCACAATTCGCTATAAAGAAAGTAGAAAATATAATGTTGGTAGAAGTAGACAAATTAGAAGAAACTGCAAGAGGAGACAACGGTCACGGTAGTTCAGGTAGATAGTAGAGTAAACCAATAACATAAACACGATGAAAATATTTAGAAAACTTAGTAGCATGTTTAAAGAAGCACCAAAAGGAAGAGATAAAAAATTTATAGAAGCTGATAAGGAAGAGTACTCTGGTAATCCAGAGTTCTATAAAGACGGAGAACGGGTAGAGGTAGTCGTACCACCTAAGAAAAAAGATGAAGAAGAGTAAAGACTTAGGTAATCCGACAGGTGCATTCACAGCACATTATAGAAAAAGAAATAAAGATGATATAGGTGCTGATATAATGGGCAATGTTGTAGATGTCTATAAAGATATAAACGAATACACAGTAGTTATGTTACCGTATGACTATAGACAGTATAGCAAAAAGAAATATAGGGGTATAAAGTATACCAATAGTAGCTACACAGAGGAGCAACTAGCCTTCTTAAACTCTACTATATAAACAAAAAAAAGAGAGTCTTCTATGAGGCTCTCTTTTAAAAATTTACGCTAGGCTGTGTAGTAACATATTACTCCTCTTCTAGCATGCCCTTAAATATCTTAACTGGTTCATTTGCATATATTCTACTATCTGAATTAAGCACAGATGCAATGTTGCCAACGAGTGGCAGTGGCTTAGCTATACTTTTAAGCAAGTGCGATGTGCTATAATAGTCACTATCACTAAAAGCTGTTTTACGGATGGTTACTATAGCTTTATGTACATCACTAAACGTTTGTAGCACAGGAAAAGGATTTTTAGCTATATCTACTATAGTTAGTGGGTTCATATAAAATGTAAGGTCACTCTGTAATCTACCCATTGTGTTAATCATTGATTTTATACCACGTACTTCATCATCGTCATCATCTCCAACTGCGTATGCTAATGCTGCTAGTAAATTAACAGTTATTGCTACCATTATCCAACGAGCTTCTGCTATGTTATATCTCATGTTCTGCAAATCTACCTCACTCTTTATATTACCGAACCCATTAAGTTCAACCTTCTTTAATCCTAAGAGGTACATAGGATTAAGCATTATACTAAAGGCATTCTTTAGTTTTATATCCTTATAAGTAACATATCTACCCTTCACTACTCTACCCATTTGTTCTTCATCATGCGCATCCTCAAATCTAGTTAATACACCCTCTGGTACCCAACTCTTATATTGAAATGCCATTCTACCGATAGATGTAGATTTACCCTCTAAGAATGACGTCGGGTCGTAGTTACCGTGCACTCTCTTGATAGTTTGAATCATCATATCTCTAAACCTTGTATATTCATTACTATCCTTAGCACTTATATCATCAGACCACTCTGAGGGCTCTGCTCCATACTTCTCCGTATCCCATACACCTTCTTCTGTATAACAGTCATATAGTGATACTTCACTAATACCTATAGTAACTTTTTTAGTACGCATTAATGCTACCATCATCATTCCTTGTATGATATACTCACCACGTTTCTGCATTTCAAATGGTATTAAGAAGCCTAACTTTTTTAGCTTATCACTTATACTGTTCTTAGTTCCATAAGCAGCTTCATTCACCTCAAATAATATGTTTGTCTTATTTATAAGATTATCTATCTTTTTAGCTTCTCCTATCTTCTTTCCGGTAGCTTGACCGAATGCTGCACCCCACATTATCTTAAATGCCCACATCATATCCTTATGTGTCGTATCTGTCTGTGATGCTGCATACATCTGATTCATTATTAACCCATATACTAGGTTCACAGAAGACGATATGGGATTATAACCTAATCCTTTTAACTGTGTGTAAGCTAACACCCAATCTAGTACTTTACTCCAACTTAACTTAGCTTTATTAAGTGCTTCGTACCTAGCGTCCTGCTCTACTACTATTTTATGACGTTCCTTTGATGTTATTATACCATTAGCCTCATCTTCGTATGCTTGTATTTTTATCTTCTTTACAGCTTTAGCAACTACTCTATCGTCTTTGCTAAGTACTACATCTATATTAGTAGTCTTTCTATCTACCCTTGTTTCGCCATATAAGCTACTATTGATAGTATACTCAGCTAATGCTTTTATATTCTTTGCTCCGTCAGCATCTTCTATCAAATCTCCTTTATGGTCTTTATACTGTGTTATATTGTCCATTACCCTCTTAGCTAGTAATACACTATCTTCTACTTCAGCACTCTGTTCATACGATATAGCCATAACAGCAAATGCTTTTAATATACCAAACAAGTCAGTACTTTTATTTTCTTTTACTTTATCTTTCTTTACTTTTAAAGGCTCTATTTTAGCAGTATCCTCCGCTATCTTCTTATTTATTACATTTAACTCTGCACGTGCCACAAGGGCATCAGGGTCATTCTCAAAGCCATATTTGATATATTTGTCAAGTTCTCTAGTTTTAGCTGCTGCTTTAGCTGTGTTTAATTCTATAGCATCTTCTAACTTGGTTATCTCTATACCAATCTCTTTAGCTTTGTTTCTATGGTTAGCCACTAATACACGTCTTTGTTTCCTATTAGCACTGTCAAAGAATGATGATTGGTCTCCATCAGCAGTGATGCTCTCTAAAGCTAATTCAGTAAACTCTCCACTCTTTAACAAATCTATAATCCTATCTGATATACCTTTAGCGTTAAACCCTTTTTCTACCAACTTTTCTGATAACTTCTTAGTCACATCTGGTAAGAAAGCACTATCAAGTTTATCTACTATATTCTGTGGTAACTTACTAATTAAAGCATCTAGTGTGGCTTTATACCAATCTAAGAACTCCATAGCTGCTTCATCACTTTGTAGTTCCTTAAATCTCTTATCGTAGTGTATGTCATTACTCTCATAGTGCATAGGCTCTTGTACGCTATATACTCCTGTATGTACAAAGCTGTTACTTTTCTTATCACTGAGATACTCATTTAAGTATAAGGGGTTATTAGCACGTATAAAATAATTTGTTCTATTATATATGTACTGTTTCTTGGCATCACCCTCTAGTAGTTTACCTTCTTCTGTATGAACCTCAGCATCTTCTTCTATTCTAGCTATCTTAATCTTCTTATCTTTTAAGTATTCTTTATACAGCTCTTTACTTTTTTTTATCATCTGGCTGGCTTTCTCTGCGCCATACATACTAGTTAGTCTATCTAGTTCCTCCTTCTCTAGTGTAGCTCTCTCTTCGGCAGTTACTTCTGCTTTATAGCCTGTCACCTTAGAAGCGTTTACTGTTATTAGATTATTCTTTTCCCACTCTTTAAACTTCTTTGTCTGCTTAGTACGCTGTTTACCATACTTTAAATTATTAATCCGTATTCTAGTGTGCTCGTGAGCTTTAACCTGTTCTCTATAGTGCTCGCTGTACTCATCTACCAACCCATCTCCCGCACTATTTGTGTACTTACGTTGAAACTCCTTACTTGTTATGTCTATTTCTGCATCGGTCATTTCCGTCATCTTAGCATTGATAACACTGAATATTTTAGCTATAACATTACCAGTATTTCTATCCTTAGATTTAAGCAGTGTATCTATATATTGTGCTAGCTTATCAGCACTTCTTGATAAATCAGCTGCAAACCTTTTTGCTTTATTTATCTCTACGCTAACTGTACTAAAATCTTTACTAGGGGCTTTACGCATCTTTCGTTTGTACCCTGCCTTTGTATTCTCTACAGTTACCTTCATTATATCAGCGTGTATGCGAGTGTACCTTCCTTGTAATACTTCAGTACTGTCTTGTACTGCTTTAGTGTGTAAAGCACTATAGTCACTGTTTTTTGCATCTTGTATCCAATCTAACAATGTTTTCCAAGTACTGAGCTCTCTACCCATTAAGGATACCTCTGTATCCGATAGTTGTACGTTCTTACTAAGTTCCATCTCTAATCTGTCCATAGCTTCGGATGCTATACCTAAAGCAGTAATAAACGTATCATTCTGAAATAAGTCAGCTTCATCTCTACCTAATTTATCTAACCTATCTCTTATATCTGATTTAGATGTATTATCTCTGTTAGACCTTGCTATTAAGTCAGCTTTCACTTCTCTTACCTTTTTTATTGCCAGCTGTGTAGTAAAAGCGAGTTTCTCAAATGCCTCCTTACTAGTATCTACTATCTTCTCTGTCTCCTCTTCTTCCTCTTCTTCCTCTTCTAATATAGGTTCTGTAACTAGTGCATACTCAACATTGACTTGTTGTGCTACTTCTATTTTACTAATATCTATGACTGACTCTGTTTCACTTACTTCTCTTTTAGTGAATTTTAGACCACTAAGCCTATTTAGATTGTTTAGCATTGTAGCTATTAAATCACTATTTGTTTTAAAACGTCTTTGAACGTTCTTTATATTTGTAAGGTTGTATCTGTGGTAAGTTTCTGGGTGTGAAATCGCAGTCAATGGAATCTCATTTACACTGGGGGCTAGTTGTTCATCACTGATACTACGCTCTTCTCTTCTCTTTACTACTGCTTCTGCTTCCTTAACTGATAGTAACTTCTCACTATTAGCTTTATATACTTTATAAGCTAATTCTTCTCCTAATTTAAGTACCATGTTCTTCCACAAAGGGTGTTGTTTGTTTGGGCAACCCATATTATATTATTTTAATAACCCTGCCTTATAGACAGGGTTGTTTATTAACTAACAGTCACTATCAGCTATACTACTTTTGTCAAGCATAGCTGTATTCAATAGTATATCGGCATCTATACTGTTATCTGTAATCTCTACAGTGTATCTATAATACTTACCTTTTTTTGTCTTTACTACATTTGCTACACTGGTATCTGTACCACTGTTTATTTTATTAGCTATATCTGATAGCTTCCTGTAGTTACTATCCTTTAAAGTCATACGTCTTATAGTACCATCTTCATATAGCATATTGTTTTCTTGCAGTATGTCTGTAGCTGTTTTAGTAGATAAGGCACGCTGTTTACCACCTATGTAGTCTGTATCACTACGTTGTTGTGTTCTGTCTGGGTCATTAAGTAACTCAGCTAGCGACTTCGCTTGTGATACTGCTGTATCAGCAAACTTATCAGTAAGCACCTTTCCTTTGACTATATCAGTATCTACTGCATTGTTATTCTCTGTAACATCTTCCGCATCTTCCGCACCTTCTATGTAACTAGTCAATTCAATACTACTTTCTATCAACTGTCGTAAAGCACTATCTTCTTTAATGCGTATTCCTAATGAAGTTGCTATATCTCTAGTTAGTTCTACTACCATATCAATAAACTGCTCCAGCATAGTACCCTTCTTGCCATCAGTTCTTTTAACTGAGTTTAGATATTCTTGGAATACTCTGTTAGTGAGTCCATAGCTATAGAACTCATGTATATCCAGTAAACCTCCCATAGCATCTACATCAGATGATTTCTTTACAGTATTAGCAAATGCTTTAGATTCAAAGTCTAGGTACTCTTGTCCTTTCTCTTCTCTTAATGTATCCATCAACTTCTTAATGCCATCTATAGTATCAAATATCTTACCTTCTTTTAATACACCGTTCTCATACTGCCTAATATGCTTATAGAGTATCCCATGTAGTAACTCATGGTGTAATACTTCATCTGCTTCTTTTACTTGTTTACCAGCTGCTTTCTTTTGCTTAACTGTATTAAACTGTGCTAGGTTTATATCTAAACTTTTTAACCTACCATTATCTAGAAATGTTGTCATACCTATAGCTTGTTCTTTACCTATTGTAAGTTCAAAATCTCCTAGCGTGTCCCATAGTTTACTTATCATTTTAGCTACACCATTATAAGCCATATCGCTCTTAGCTCTTATATCTATATATTCTTTCAACTGCATCTTGTTACCTTGCCCAGTAATGAAAGGTCTTTCATTATATAGCCTTGATACCTTATTTAATCTAGCTTCTTCTGCTTTACGTGTAAATCTATTTTCAGATAGCGCATCAGTGAATTGACTTTTTGATACCCTATCCTTATGAGCTAAGCTACTTACTACCGCTACATCTGGATTATACTGTTTTATACCTGCATTATTTTCTATCTCAAGTACATCTATTCTAATAAACCTGTCTGCACCCTTACGTTCATATAGCTCATAGCTATTAGCACTAAGATTATATCTCTTTATATATTTAGGGTACTTAAATCCCTTTTGTTCGTTACCTGTTACTAAGTTGTCATTTATATTATTTTCACTGCCTGGTATAGCTAATGTTACTACTGTCCTATACTTACTGTTTTTATCATTAGTTACTACTTCTTTAAATGTTTTAGCTTTCTTAGGGTTATGTTGATAGTACTGTCTAACGAAAGTGTCTGTATTATACTTATCGTTGAAATTTTGTATATTATTAAAGTTGATATTCCTTATAGACCTGTTATACCCAAGTGCTTCTAAATAAGGTACTGGTATGTACTTAACCCAGTTACGTGCACCTTGTATGCCATTAGTGAGGATAGCATACGATACTAAATCTTGTACAAATCTATACTTGTTATTTATATCACGTATATCTCTAAGACTATAGGTAGTTACCCCTTCGCTATCATACGACTCAGCTAGCATAGCTTTTTCTGCTGTTGCTTCTTGTATTAACGTTAGTATTGCAGCTGTATTCTTATAGTCATCATTTCTAGCTTTACTACCTACATAATACTCAACTCCTATTGGATTAACATGATTTGATTTATATTGTACAGTCTCTTTTATAAGTTTCTTTTTACCATTACTTATTATAGGGTACATCTCCCTGTCTTTACCCCCTTTATCGTTAGCGTGTAATTCATTTACACCATCTACTAAAAATCTATTACCTTTAAACCACTCATACCCTCTTAAGTTTCTAACCTGTTCTGCAAATGAAGGATTCTTAGCATCACCTATAAGTAACCGTTTTCTCTCTGCTTCTATATCATAACCTACAAAACTCTCTGCGTAGTTCTTACTTATGATAAAACTTTTTAAGTTACGCCACGTATCTCTTAAGTCATCAGCTGATAGCATTTCCTTATCTACAGCCATTCCAACTTCCTCAAACACATTTTTAACTACAAGAGTATTGTATGGTAATATAGGGGCTTTGTCAAATGCTTGATTGTACAGCTTACTAGCTAACGTTATACTATTTTTATATAGTGTTCCCATCTCTGTATCACTGTTTAGCACCTTAGCTATACCTGGCAATACTTTACTCTTAAGTACATACTCTTTTATCTTAGCATCTTTTGCTATTACCTCAAACATATCTTTACCTAGTCCTTTAGTATCTATACCATTTAGAGCAGATATTACTAGGTTAGCTGGATTAACATAGTTTTCTGTTAGTTCTACAAAGTCATCTAGTATCTGGAGTTGCGCTTCTATGTAACTCTTACTATTTGAACCATCTGCATACTGTTCTAACATTGATAACATACTAGCTTCATCATAGTCTATAGTATCTATAACAGCATCCTTTTCTATCTTACCACGCTTACGATACTTATCTCGCAATCTTTCAACAACTGCTTCTGCACCACCTTCTTCAAACTCAGCTACCGTACTCTTCTTCTCTGATAGTGCTTCTATATACTCTCTTACTATCTCTTGGTTCATAAACCTCACAAGATACTCTATTGATAAACATTGTCCAGTATCATTAGTAAGCATTGCTAACATGTTGTACATAGCTGCTGTATCGCTAGTGTAGTTTATAGGTGCTAAATTTAAGTTATTAGCATTATCCACTGCTTCATTTTGTAACATCGCTATTACATCTGCATTAGTTATACGAATACCTTTATCATTAACATAGTACCCTAAACCTATCCTATCCAGTGATTTCAAGTTACTGTCTGTACCAAACCTGATTGACGTTTTGCCACCCTTTATGGTATCATGTATTGGTAACGTATAATTCTCTACCATAGCAAAGAATGTAGATGCAACACTCTCTATCGCTACACCCATTTTACCTGCTTGGTTTGCTCTATACATATCTAATGCAAATGCACTACCCATAGGATTAAAAGAGTCTTTACCTGCTAACTTACTATGTAGTACTTCTTGCATCTTATCTGCTTCTCTCTTTAGATACGGTAAGTCTAGCTGCATTAGCATCTTCTCTGCTACGTAAGGGTGACTTAGTATGCTATGAAACACATCTACGTAAGCATTCTGCAGTTGTTCTTTCGTCTGATTCTTTAAGTCTGTTACATCGTGTTCTACCTTAGCTAATTTGACGTTCTTGCCATTTGAATAAGTACCTGCCATATACTGCCCACGTAACTTACTTTCTATATTATCTCTATATTCAATTACATCGCTAAGAGAACTTATCTGTTCATCTAGCTCTTCTTTTATAGCATCGTAGTTAGCTTGCTTTTCTTTTGATAATAGTTCTTTGTATGCAGATAATCTAGTTTCTTCTGCTTTATCGTTATGTAATTTTCTCCATTCAGTTGAGTAGTCTTTTAAAACATCACGTACTATAACGTACTCTTTACCGTATGCAGCTTCTACTTCGTCTAACGTAAGTTTGTCAAAGGCATATAACTCTTTATTACTTATCAGCTCTGATAACAGTTTTTTACCCTCTTCTGTGAAAGCATTAACCTCTTCACTTAACAGCATAGCTATATTACCATCTGAGTACTTATTGTAAAAGTTATCTACATCTTCTACGTATTGTTTATACTCTGCGGTATTGTTATATAGTACTTCTATTGAAGTACGTAACCTCTTAACCTTATCTTCCAGTTCTTCTAATCTTTCTACTTTGTCTATATATTCGTTATATTCATCATCAGTGAGCATATCAAGATGCTCCTCATTTTCAACAAGCCTCCTCCATTCATTTCTAACGCTAGCTATATCTACTAGCTTGTTAGTAGTATTATAACTATATGCGTACAAGTGGTCAAAGTCAAAATCTGAACCCTGCTGCGCTGTAATCTCTGGTGGTACTATAATACTGTCGTGCATGTAACTTGGTAAGAACCCAGCTATCTCTAGTATTAACATACTACTATGTCCTTGATTAGGAATACGTAATCCTATTAGCTTAAGCAGTTCATCAGGTAATCTATCTCTGTTAAGTACTTTCTTACCATCTACCTCATCTACAAAGTCCTCTATCTTATAGAGTGTTCCATCTGGTGCTTTTATATTAAAAGGTACAAAGCATTGTGCATAAGTTGTATCACTAGATACTTCTCCAGTTGCTTTATTAAATTCACCTGGTTTCACATATGCTAATCCTGTACCGTCATATACACTAGTTGTTACAACATCATTCAATGCACCTGCACTCATATCTGCTATAGTAGTTACACCATTAGCACCTGCTTGTACATACGACCTACCTGGCATTTTAGTTTTAACTACTTCACTAGTAATAACAGAATTTATAAGTGCTTCTATCCTTTGACCGTTTCCTTGAAATGCTATTGGTAGCACTATATCTTTACCATCATCTGTTAGTTTCATTGCTTCTATATCTGATAATGGGTAGCCATCTGCCATCTCTTTTTTAACTAATTCTACTAACTTAGACATATCCTTAATTTGCATACTAACTATGCCACCGTCTTCATCATATATAATATCCATACCGAGTCTATCTGCTAAATCTACAGTACCACTTGTGGATAATGTACTTTTTATATCCTGTTTTAACTTATCTAAATCTGCTATAGTGGGATTGTCTAATCCTTTATATTTAAACCCACGTAAGTTACCACCAGTCCAATGGCTCATATCACCAAACATAGTCATAAGTCCGCTTGTTACTAACTTATTAGCTTGTGTAACAGTTACTGTCTGTGTGTGTATTGTAGCTGGCTCCTCTTGCTGTATTCTGTAGCCATCTCTTCCTATCTCTTCAAAATGTAGAGCATTAATTCCTTGTATATCTTCTATTGGGTTACCATTTTCATCTACTACTGGACTACCCACCTTCACTATATTACCATGCTCATCTACTACATCACTACCCTTCTTCAAGTTCTTACTCAGTTTTGCTATACTATCCTCTGTATGTTCTTGAAATATACTACCTACCCTCTGAGCACCGAACTTGACCCCAGATGTGTATGTAACGTTTACAGCTTTTATAGAGCCAGTCTCTTTATCCTTAGATAACAGCTCTCTTAACTCCATCATCTTTCTAAGATAGTCTAATCTAGTATTCTTAGTAAGACCCTCTACTAGTGGAAGTGTAGCTATCTTAACATACTTAGTAGCTGTTCTACCCTCATCTTTACGTACTTCGTGATTTACTATTACTGGTTTAAGAGGTGCTACTCTTACAGCATCTTTAAGTTCGGTAAATACCTTATCTTTAAGGTTTATACTAGTCCACTCTTCTAGTATAGCTTCTAGTACAGTCTCTACATCTATCTTACCATTGTCAGTATGCTTAGCTACTAAAGCTAAGTTTATATCATCTACTCTATCGTACTCATCCATAGTAGCTATGTAAGAAGCATCTGTTATCTTAGTACTACCATGTTGTACTATAATAGATTCTCGCAATGTTGAGTAATTAAGGGCATCACCACCTTCGGTACTATCGTAACCATCTAAGTTAAAAATCTCTTTGTATAATTTATTGTATCTTGCTAATTTAGGGTCTTTTATATACGCTTGTAATGACTTATCAAACTTTCTACCGAAGCTATCTCTCCACATTAAGTCTGTACCAGGCGCTATGTTACTAGCAAGTCTTTTAACGTAACTACCCCACTGTTTTTTCAACTGTGTCTCAAGCAAGTGTCCGTATTTATCAAGTACCATTCTAAAGTTATCTTTGCCTTCTCCTACATAGTCAGTAGCTACAAATCTTTCTTTCTTACCATCTACTTTAATCTCTAAACCTTTTGTAGCATATACATTAGCAGCATCACCTCCTATGTTCTTAACGTACTCTACAGTAGCCATAGTGTTATTAAATTCAAAGTCTAGCGCAAGAGCAGCCAGTTTCTGCGGGTTAGTGTATTCCTCTGGCATATTCTTCAAATAAGACTTATCTACAAATCTTAATACCCACTTAGTACCAGTCTCTTGTCTTATCGTCTTACCCCTAACATGCTTACCATCTTTGTTAAGTAGTGGTAGCGTGCTATAAGTCTTCTCTTTTACAAGCATTCCAGCTTCTCTCATCTTAGTAGCTTTATCTAAAGCTGCTTTCTCTATCACCTTAGATACTATATCTGTTAATACTTCCTTTGTAGCAGGGTTAGACATGTCTATACCACCAATCTCTGTCCTTATACCATCAACACCTTTCATTACACTCGCATTGTTCAGGTATGGGGAGAATTGAAATAAGAACCCACCAGTAAAGTATTGCCCTCCTACGCTGTACTCAGTAATACTTCCTTTGTGTACTCTATTTGCATGATTGTTTATTCTATCTATCTCAGGTTTAATCATATAGTTCCATACATGCTCTCTATACTCATCTGTTAGTACAGGCACATTCTTATTATCACTCATTAAGAAAGCATTGTCCACAATACCTGATATTTTAGGAGCTGTTATAGTAGGCTGTGTTGCTTTATCAGAAAATGCTAGTGGCATAAATTCTGCTGTGTCATGCCCATTCTTAGTAAATCTTGCTATCTGGTCTATAATAAGCTCAAACATCGTAGCCTTAGTTCTACTAACACCTTTATTACCAGCACCACCTTTCTTAACACTGTCTGACTTACCTGTACTGAATTTACTACCTAAACCCTCTTTCATCAACTTTCCCCAGTAAGACTTGTGTTTCTCTATACCATCTTCCACGTAAGTACCAGTCATATCCATTGAAGGGTCTAATAAGCTCTCTAACTCTTCTGATATAATTACACTCCCATCAGCACCTTTCTCTGTTTTAGATAGTACTGCTACTCTATGTCCTAGCATAGTGTTCATAGAATAAGATTGTTCTGTATTACCTTCCCCATTCACATATGTAGAAGTACCAAACCCACCTATTGAATTTATCTGTGCAGTAGCTAGTGCTGTTATTGTACCACTGGTTATATTCCCTATTGGGTTACTTTCTTCTAAGTACATTGACTTCTCATGGCTACTCATCTGTCGTATCATATAGTCTACCATACCACCCCTCTTGAACATATCTGAGTACTTCTCTATACGCTGTGATTCAGATAAGCTCGCATTAAATTGCTGTAATAATACAGCATCGTGTTCTATATTCATAAGATTCTCTAAATCCACTTTAGAATAGTTAATACCTATCTCATTAAGTAACATTCTAAAGTCCTCTGCACTCATGGCGTAGTCTTCTTTACTATCTGGGTATCTTGTCTTATAAGTTTTCACACCTTCGTTATACAATTTACTCCACCATACAACTCTACTACCTTTAACTATCAATGCACCTGTCTCATCTGCTACAATCAACTTGTTATCTAACATGGCTGTACCTTGACCGTTCAACCAGTTATTTTTCAGGGTATCGTACTCTTGTGGTTTACTACTATCTCTTAAATACATCCCAAATTCGTAGTACTGCTCATTTTCCGGTAGTTTTCTCTTATTAGCATAGTCATATGTAACTTTATTTTTCTTCCATACCAGTATGCTTGCATTAGTCTTTTGTACACTCATTATACCAACTAGTGCTGATTTGTCTGCATCTTCTGCATTTTCCAGCATTTGAGCAAAGTGATAGACGTAAGCAGGATTATCGGTAGATTTCATTGACCTTATCATGTTATCAAACTTCTCACCAGGCTTATCGGTAGCGTGCTTATGTAAGAACTCTGTAAGTATCTTCTTAAGCTCTACGTCATCTTTAGGTAATATCTCACCCATGAAGTTTAACGTCTCTTCAAACACTGGGTCACCATCTACTAGTTTTACTTTACCGTCTTCCATTACATACTTATAATTAGGAACACTTGCTAGTAATGATTTAAACTTAGCGGAGGTACGTAGTAATGTATCTACTGAAGCACTCTGAATTTCCCACTTATTAACTATCTTCTCTTCGTCTGTCATATCGTTTCCACCATCTTCAGCATCTTCTACTTGAGAACTCTCTGTCATAACTATTTTTATCTTACGTGCTGCTAACCCTTCAAATACTTTAGTCATCACATCTTTAAACACATCTTCTTGTGATAACAGATTGTAATGCGCTTGCCATGTTTTTAATGTCTTAGTACTAGCAGACCTCCTAGCATAAAACTCACTTATCTGTTGCGCATCCATGTCCCATATTACATCCAATTCACTTTCTTCAAACAGTGTATCTTCATTACGTTCTTCTAATAGTGCGTTTAACACATTCGCGTTACCTACATAATCTTTGTACAACTCTTCTAATTCTATGGACACAGACTCTCTATTCCAATCACCCTCTATGTGTCTAGTCATTGTAGCAATTAAAGCATCTACCATACTAGCTTGTTGAATAGGAGTCAATCCTTTTATAGTTAAAGAATCTACTGCTACCTTGATAGTATCAGTAATTTTTTCATAAGATGCTACTGCCATTGCTTTCTTAACTCTACTGGCTCTCTTAGTCCTCTTACTGCCTACACCTAGTTCTTTCTTAATAGTAGCTACTAAATCTTTGTTAGCCCGTAATATAGCTATATCACCATTTTGTAATTTTCTAGCTTGTTGTCTTTTGATAGCATTAGTAACATCTTCTCGTAATTGTTTACTATCTATTACTACTTCCTTAGTGGTCTTATCTACTTTACCGGTTTCTGCTGCTGACACAACCTTATCTACCTCTTCATTACTCTTGGTTTGTTCAAGTATAATCTCTATATCTTTAGCATAAGTAGTCCTCATGGATAACTCTTTTTCACTAAGAGTACTACCGTTTATAATCTTATTAGCTATCTCCTCTATTTTAGTTCTGGGTAGTTTACCAGTATCTACAAAGTTATTCCATATAGTATCATCATCTCCCTCTAAATCTGTTTCTTCACCTATTCCCTCTAACTCAGTACTGAACTCAGTAGTCTGTTGTATCGTATAACTAAATTTTACATTACCATCTTTATCTTCTCCTATTCTTTCTACCATATCTGTTTCCAGATGGTTTTTTAAGAACTCACTATAGCTAGTGTACTTCTTACTTGACAACTTACCATCTTCTATAACAGGTATAGCAATAGCACTATCTTTACCTAAGTGCTCTAAACTAGTGTTCATTCTTCTATTGATTAGATAGCCTTCTAAAATATTTAAAGCCTTATCTAGTGATACTTCTTTACTAGGTCTCCCATCAACAAGCACATTACCATTTCTAGTTATTTCATACAGACTATTCTTACCACCTACTACATCTCTTATGTTAGCAAATCTTATATTACCTTCTTTAGTTATACCAAACATACTCTGTGTTCTACGGTCTTTACCATTCTTAGCATTCTCTGCTTCCATTGTATCACTATTAAAAGACTCTGTATATATAAACATCTTTATCAGCTTCTCTAACGTGCCTTTCTTTGCTATATCTACTTGTATCTTCTTACTGTACTCAGATATAGCCTTCTTATCACCACTTACATATAATTGTATTAGTGCTACAATGGTACTATTATGTCCCGATGTACCTAACGTCTGATTAGCTACCGGTATTGCATGGTACTCTCCATTAGCCATAGGTATATGTAAAGCAGTACCACCGTTGAATCCAAATTTACTAAACCACCTTGAATTAGTTATACTTACTGTACTACCTTTCTTATGTACAAAATTTTTATTACTACCTACTATTATCTTTATAGCCTTATTGGTTATTGCTTTTGTTACAGTGGTACGTTTACCTTCGTGTTGTCTATTTATAACGCCTGTACCTATCTTAGTTATAGTAGTTTTAGCACCACCTTTTGCTAATATACCACGTCTTAGCGATATTAATTTTTCTATCTCTTTATCTGCATCTATACCTTCCTGTAAGTTACCACGTCTTTTATCTAACCAAGCAGTTGTTCTTATATGCCCTACTACCTTACCGTCACTGTTTGTTATTACTAGCGGTATATTCCCTATATAACTAGTATCATCTGCTTTAACAATAGCTACTATACTTAACTCATCTTTTACTATAGACCAAGACCTCATAGTACCGTCTGGCATCATAACATCCCCATCATACTCGGTATCTATGTTTATTGACACTGAGTCCCCTGTGTATAATGTATCTATTGCGGCGAGATTCTTAACAGTTTCGGTATTTACATGGTATGTATTACCTCTTTCTCTGTTTACCATCTCCTTACTAGCTTGTATTTTGTAGGCTATACTTGCAAACACATTATATACCTTAGCCCATAGCTTGGTCTCTGTACTATTATCTGCTATAACCTCTGCCGCTACTTCCTCACTTGTAGATATAGCTTCGTCATTATAAGGTTTTAGTGTTGTTTCTCCAGTGCTTATTGATTTGTACTTACCATCTAATCCTAGATTATCAGTTAATGCTTCTACTGCTTTAGCGTTGATATTAGATTCTACTGGTTCAAAGGTAGCCATAGATGCTACAGCCTTAGTGTACTGTGCATGAAATCTTACTTTAGCGCTACCTTCTAACTTAGCTAGTCTTACAGCCATGTTATATATTATTGCTAAGTCCTCTTTAGTATATACATTTAGTTCTATACCTACTGTCTTGGCATGTAGCTTACTAGCTATCTGCACCAACTCTACGAACTTACCTATGTTAGCTAGCATATCCACAGCTAACAACTTTTGTTTATTAGTACCTATTGCATCGTTAATAACCTCTACAAGCCTATTCTGTAATTCTTCAATACTTTCTCCCTCTTCGTTAGCTTTCTTACTAGCTTCCTTAGCATTATTAACTTCTACAGCTGTCTTCCATTTAAGGTAATCTATGTACTTAGCTTTGTAGTCCCCTTCTGGACTATCTGCTGGTATATCCAATACCGATATTTTATCATAGTTGTCTGCGTTTACTGCATTCCCTAACAGACTCTTTAAAGGTGCTTTCTTTGCTAACAACGCAGCTATAACCTTCTTAATAGTATTGTAGTTCTTTTTATACTTACCTTTGTCAGCTGATACCTCTTTGAATATAGCTTCTGCTTCTTCCGACACAATATTCACAACGTCTGTTCTACTCTCATCGGAAACCGCAGCCTCCACATTAACATTTACACTGGGGGGAGTCTTTACCCCCTCAGGATTTTTAATCACTGCACCCTCTTGTTCTTCTCTTATAGCTTCCTCAGCTTCTCTTTGCTCCCTTTCTGCCAACTCTATAGCCTTCTTATCAGCTTCAGCCTCTTTAAACGCTCTCTCTTTAGCACTTATGTTATCGTTTGTACTCTTAGTGTCTTTGTTAGCTTCAGTAGTCTTAGCCCTGTTCTTAACTATATCCTCTTTTTTCTTACGTGCTCTACGAGACCTCTCAGCTTTATCGTGTATGCGTTGTCCATTATCTCGTATCTTCTTAACAGTGCTTCTTTTAGTAGCATATTGTAATGTCTTTTTATTTAACTGCCTATTCATATCATGCATATACTCTGAGATAGATGCCTCAACCATAGGAGCTGTTTCTTCTAATCCTAGTATCTCTGTAGCACCCTCAGTAGATTCCTTAGTAGTTTCTACTAACTGTTTATTAAGTTTTGCTAACTCAGCTTCCTTAACCTTTATATAGGCATCATAGCTTTCTAACCTTTCATTTATTATATCATCTGTAGTATGTCTTTGTTTTTCAAGTGTTATATAGTCTTTTGCTACTAGTTTAAGGTCTTCAGGTTGCACATTATCCGCTATCTGCTTGTCTAAGGTACTCTCTTTTTTAAGTTCCGCTATATGTTCCTTTAATGCTTCATATTTAGCTTGCAGTGACAATTTACTAGAAGCACCTTTATATGCTTTAGCTGTTTTACTACGTGCTTCATTATACGTTTGTTCTGACCTCTTAGATGCTACTGCTATTTGAGTTAGCAGCTTCTGCACACCATATAAGTTGTTTTCCTCTGTATCGTAACGTTCTAATACTCTACTGTGCTCATCATTAAGTTCTTTTATATCGCTTATTAACTTACTAGCTCTACTTGTGTGGTCTGATGTATATAACTTTGTGTCTGGTTGAACTGTAACTCCTGCACGCATTGCTTCTGTATCACCGTCCTCATCCAACTTCTTATTATCTAAAGCACCTATCTGCTCATATAGCTCTATTAAGTTCTCTCCTCTATTATTAAATAAACTTTCAGCAGTGGACAACGAAAACAACTTATCCTGTAACACCTCTGCTTGTGCTAAATTAGCTTTATCTGTTTTACCACTTAATCTCTCTATCTGCTCAGTGGTAGCATTTATATATTCTAAGTCCTTTATTACATTTATACGTTGTGCATTGAACGCATCATACTCAGTAAATAGTCGCTGCTTACTACCGTTAAATCCCCACGACCTCCTGTAACTAGCTGTATTCTTTTCTACACTAATAGGTTTGTCATTATCATCATACACTATTGCTCCCGTTTTATCTCTCTTATAACCTAAGCTACCTGGTGTTAAATAGTGCATACCTATAGTCTGTCCTGCTCCTCCCGCTATACCAAGCATACCTGATAACTGACCTTCAGCACTAAAGAATACTTTACCTAATCTGTCAATAGCTGCAAATCCTGCATACCACTTCTTATTACCTCCCATTGCGTTATACATTCCTAAGTCTACTCCAGATTCCTCTGACCATGTAGCACCTATCTCCTCAAAGTACTCCTGTGCCATCTCATGTGGTAACTTATGCGCCAAGCCATCACGGGCATTCTTCTGTAACCCTTTCTTAACTGCTTCATTTTCTAATGTAAGCTCCTTAAGTCTTGCAATTCTGGCTGCCCTTGTCTCACCTTTTACTGCTTTAAGCATCTCTGCTGCTGTCTTATTCTTTATACTGCTAGCTGTTTTAAAGAATGGTGCTATTGATGGCGCATTAAGTATTGTACCTACCACAAGTTGTGTTCCAAAACCACTATAAGCGGCATCTCCTGCATATTGACCAGCTTCTTCAGCTGTGAATAACTTGCCTGTTCTAGGGTTAATCTCAGATGTCAATCTACTATATGTCTGTTTGTAAGCACTTGTTGCTGTATTAGCTGCATCAAAGTATGTTAATGCAGCAGAGGATAGCACATTACCACTAAACTTTGCTATCTTAGCAGCATTACCAACTAAATTAAGTCCTTTGATTGTAAGGCTAGTTCCTTTAGCAACGGTACTTCCTATCCCTGCTCCCAGTAATAAGAACTCTGACATACTATCATATAAATCAGCACCATGTGTTAAGTACCAAGCTGGATTAGCCATGTCAAATACTTTGCCATTGTTCTCCATGTACACTTTACCGACTGTCTTATCTTTAGTCTTCTCTGCCCACTCTATTAACCCATTAGTAAAGTCACTTTTACCTGATATAATCTCAGGTAGTTCCATTATGTAACCTAAGTCTTTAATCAATCCTAATCCAATACTCTTCCCTCTATTAACAGGGTTAAGAGTTCTACCTACTTGTTCCAAAGTACTCTGACCTCTAGCCCGCATATCGTTTAACTGACTTTTTTCTAAGTCTCCTACTACGCCTTTTATAGGCATGTATTTAGCGTACTCATCTATATTTATATCCCTATGTAATGTATTACCTACCGTCTGTCTTGCGGTAGTAAGCGCACCCCTACGTCTAGCTTGTTTGTCACTGTCTTCTTTATACTCTTTGAAGCTCATAGGCTTGTAACCTGCTACTTCTTTCTTACCGTCTGTTTTTACTGGTATTGGTTTCTTTGTATCCTCTGGCATTGTTATACTATTTTAAAGTTACTACTACTAATCCGAATAAGGGTCTGCATTATCTACAACTACTGATTTCTTCATGTTACCCGTTGTATTCCTACTATACTCAGTTATTCCAACTGTAACAGATAAACCATCTACATCCGGTGACGGATTTCCTACATATCTTTTATCACCATTTATATCAGTAACAACTAGTCTATAGTTATCTTGCTTTGTTTTTACTACTATATCCCCATTACTAAGTGTAATTTCATCTCCTTGTTGCATGCCAACTATACTACTACGTTGGTTAGCTATCCTCTCGCTACCCTCTATCTGCAATAGGCTTATTGACATATCTGTAAAGTTACCATCATATATGTCACCACTACCCGTATATTGTTTTGTATTACCAGCAGCTCTTTCATTTATGGTTATTTGACCTAGTCTAGCATCAGTTTTTGCAGCAGCATAATTACCATACGCATCACTTACGTTTCTATCATATATTCTCACTACTGACGTCTTAGCCTTATTACCAGTACCTTGTTTATATGTAATTATAGTGTAAGCACCATTCTTATCACCTCCAGGTACTAGACTCTTATCCACTGTGTATGGTTTAGTCATATCAAAGCCGCCCTCCTTGTCCAGATGTTCTGCTATAGTTATCTTACTTGTACCTACAGTAACACCATTGACGAATCCTTCTTTTGCAAACGTACCATCTGTCTGCATGAAAAATCTACCATACTCGTTATTCTTACTTCCTACTTTATAAGCAATAGATACGCCTGCTGATGAGCCGACATTCTCTTCTAATGAGTTTGCTACCAGTTTGTCAAATCTCCGACTCCCACTCAGCGATGCTATAGACCTTACTTCTTGTTGTTTATATTTCTCAGGGTTAGCGAGCCATTCCTCAAAAGTAGGTCTGTCTTCATTAATGTTTCCGTCACTGTAAAGACCCTTACTATTTGTACCTTTGCCACTACCATCTCTGGTGGCAGACCATATCCACAAAGGGTGTATCCTATCATAGAGTGCTCTGAACTCTTCTTCGTTTGCTTCTATTGCATCATTTCTTATAGCAGTAAGCTCACTAACATTATTAGCGTGCATAGCTACAGCATGGTTACTTGCTACAGTAGCCTTTTGTTGTTTAACTATTAACTCATTAGTGTTAGCTACCAGTGCATAATACTCTGCACTACCCTCTTCTATTTGATTATCCTTATTGTTCTTATTATATATAGTCAAAAAGTCATCTCCTACTCCTAGTATTTCTCCAGTTTTAGGGTCTCTGTTAAAAGCATTACCAAATAGTGCTTCGTTGTCTGTCTCTACAACTTTAAACACATCACCTATCAGGTTAGATAAATCAAAAGGCTTATTCTTATTAGGGTCGCCAAATACAGCATACAGAGCCTTATTTGCAGCAGCTGCTGTCATTGCAGTCTTGTTAATATTATCTTGTCCGTTAGCTACATCGTCTTCTAAAATACCATAAGCCTCTACTGCTTCTTCGCCATTACCTACTAATACATCGTCGTATGTTGATACTTGCTCCTTCTGTAGGCTTGCTTCATAGTCTAACAATGCTCTAGCAGCCCTCTCTTTGTAGGAAGCACTCTCTTTCTCTGAGTACCCTTTTTTACTAAAGCTACGTTCTACAGTTTGTGTATTTGCGTAACCTTCCATCTTTTGTTGCTTAAACTCCTTCTCTGCCCTGCTATACATAGCATCGGCGTATCCTTCACTATCCTTATTCCCCATAGCCTCGTCTATAAACTCATCATACTCACTGTTACTTACATCTGCTGCTGTTCTTGTGTAAGCATTTTTGTATACTTCTTGTGCAATAACATCTCTACTACGTTTATCACCATTAGCTATCTTAGCATCTACCTCTGCATCTTTCTTAGCTCTAAAATCTCTAGTCACATCTTCTAATGCCAATCTAGTAAACTCTTCCGAATCAATAGCATCTGCTAGTTGTACACCACTATTAGCATCACCAGCTAGTACTCTTGCATAGAACTCTCTACCCATCTGGTTTTGCCAATCTGAGTTACCAGCCATTATACCCATACTATTAGTATATACCTCTTCTGCGGTTATAAACTCATCAGTACTAGTACTTCTGTAAACACCATCATCACCTAAGTATGTATTTCTATCAGCTGCATGGTCTGCTGTTAGCGCATCTAGCTCTTTATATATGTCAGTTGATTGTACGTTAGTGTACTGTATGCGATTATCAACATTAGTACTAGCCCCGTTAGCCTCATACTGGGTAAGTGCTTTGTGTTGTTGTGTTATTTTGTCATACTCATTCATACCGCTGTTAGGCTTATTCATATCCTTTATAAATGTTTGTTCCTTATCCCAAGCGTCATTAGCAATCCACCGAGACGTGCCATACATCTCATCAGAACCTGCATCACTACTCATGTAGTTATTACCAGTACTGCTACCATTACTACTTCTCTTTTTACTAGTACCTCCAACCGACCCATTATTAAAAGATATATTACCACTACTAGATAGTCCGTACTTAGCTCTTATTGCCATTGCTTTTCTAGTAGCACCTTCTACATCATCTACACCTGGTTGTAACATAGCATTGACTTGTTCCATCTCAGCAGCGTAGTCTGCTTTATCTTTCTCACGCTTTGTAGCATCTGTACTTCCAGCTATATATTTACCTGTGAAGTTACCGCTCATCAAGTTCCTAGCGTTATCTAACTCATTCTGCTTCTTCTGCGCACCTTGTGCTATTAAGTTCAGTGGGAGTGGGTGATAATTACTAATAGGTCTCCCTAACCTACTCTTATCGTATCTTGCCATTGTATTGTATATTATGTGTTATCTTTAACTCTGTTGCAAATATATAATAAAAAAAGGAATAAAACAAATATAAAACGATAAAACCACATAAATCATCTATACTTGTAATACTCCTTTTATATCAATCTCCTTCAACTCTACTTACCTCCTTGTAGCTTACGTGTGTACTGTATCTTACCATTAGCCCCTACCGTTATCTCGTAGTCTTCAGGACTAAAGACACCGCTCTTTAATAAGCTCTGTTCCATACGCCTTGACTTGTTGTCATTAATAGACTGCCCTATCTGCATGCCCAACCCAGTAAGACCACTTTGTATATCATTACTAGCGGAGTCTCTCTCCCTAGCATTTATATCACCCTGTCTCATATCTAAATTAATATTCTGTCCTTGTACAGACTGTCTGTTCATAGCTTCTTGATTAGCTATCCCAGTGTTCCGACTGTCGTACTGTCCTATTGTATTAGCTATACCTTTCTGTGTAGCGGTTGCTGCCTGTGTCATATTATTCATATACTGCCCTAATCCTTGTCCACCCGACTGTCTTATTCTAGTACCTAGTTGATTACCTACTTCTTGTTGTGCTTGTATGCTCCTACTAGGGTCTAGTTGTTGCATTTTAGCTGCCTGCACCCTGTCGTAGTATTCAGATTCTCCACCTTGCATGCCTCTGTATATATCATATATATCTCCTGCACCATTTATAGCCCCTTGCACTAGACCACCAGCATTCCGCCCTATTCCTAACGCAGTACCGAACTTACGCTTACCGCTACCGCCTACTCGGGGTTCACCGTTATCACCACCACCTACTGAGGGTTCATCGTTACCACTACTTGATGTAGTAGTTTTAATACCGCCATCTTTATTAGTATAACTATTAGCAAAATTACGTATGTTATCACCTATTAATTCAACTATACCGTTATCACGCTTATTCTGGTTTACTGGGTGTGATGTGTAATTCTTGTCTGTATCTGCACCTTGTAATGTTTGATTTGTATTAGCATCTGTGGGTGTTATCTGACTTGTACCAGTCTTTTCAGTACTGGTGATAACTGTTTTCTGTGGATTTGCTACCGTTGTTTCTGCTATATCAGCGGTATCTAACGACGTGCTTGAACTATCCCTGTAGTTATTAAACGCTATTGGCGGTAAGCCCGTCTTCATAACTGCTTCTACACCACCGTATGTATCTAACTGCTTTTCTGAGAACACCTTTGTATCTCCCTCAGCATTTGTCGCTCTATACATCCCATTGGCTAATACCTCTACTGTACCATTGCCTTCTGGCACTTCTCCCACAGCATTAGCTACTTCAGGTGTTTCAGGTACTTCAGGTGT